AAATAAATAGAGAAATAAGATAAGATTAAATTATTTATTCTTATATTTGCAAAGAAAATAAATGAATACTTTAAAATATTAATGATATGGCAAAAAAGAGTAGAAAAGACATGAAAGCTCCATCCAAGGAGAAATCAAATTTCCTTGGTGCTTCTGGGAGAAACATGACTTATAAGGATTTAAAGAGAAAGGCAATAATATTAGGGATGCCTTTCCCTGATGCTTGTTCTGCTGGGGTATTTGACTTATTACATTATATCAATGTATCAGAAGAGAAGCCCGATAAATCGTTAATTGATAAATATGACGATTGGATGGATAAGCAATTGGAAACTATTGGGTATTCAAAAGATGACCCATTAAGGAATTCTCGACTAAGGCTTGGGTTTCTCGGAGAAGAGGGGGAAAATGGGCAAAGGAGAACAAAACGAGTTCCCGGAATAAAGAAACCTCGAGAAAAGAAACCACCAAGAGAGAGGGATGAATTTAATCTTATCAAGGGTACAAAGAAATCTTATGTATTCGAATTAACTGCAAAAGGTTTTGAACTTGATAGAGTTATTCGGAGAATGAAAAAGAAATTCCCCGAAGCAAATGAGAAATCTATCAATCTTTGGTATAGAATGGCAAAGAGGAATATAAATGGTAAAACTAAAGGAAAGTAACAACGGACCCATACGACCAGATAGGTATTATATATGGACTTGGAGACCAGATACCACCAATAAGATTGTTACTGAAAAGAAATTATATAGGAAACATCTAACCGGTATACCATACTTTACTAGACACCAAGTAAAGGTTACCTTAGTTTATCTTTATGGTGTAGATGTTCTTCAATATATCCATATAATATCTGGGAGGAAACTTATAAAACAAGGCATTAGAGAATTATCCGATATGAATGGTAAACTTCTTAAAAAGGGTAGTACTAAATTCTGGTTTAAGGGTAAATTCGTAAAAGCAAGGAAGTTCATAATGCCCGATGAATATCACATAGATAAACACCGACGAAGAAGATTTATGGTACAAATGCACCGAGTCTTTAAGTCTAAAGGAAAAAAGGAATTCAATGAAAGGTACTCAATCAAACTCTATGGACAACGGCAAGGCATATCTCCCAAGTATACAAGGCAAAAGAGATTACAAATCAATCTTGCTATCCTACAGGATTTACAACAGGCTGAGTCAAGAGGAGAAAAATAAATTCAATCTGTTATTCTTGCAGTATCCTCCATTGGTAAGTTCATTGGCTTTATATTTAAGAAAGAAGATGAACATCCCAATACAAAAGGTACTATTTATCAAAGCACAAAGGGATATGCTCGAAATATTCGATGAGGCATCACTTAAATTTTTAGGGTATTTGCCTAAAGAAAGGTTTATTAAGAAGTCTTTATTATTTCAAGGGTTTGTTCCATTAGAGAGTATTAAACTTAGAAGGTCTTATGCTTATATAATGACAAATAGGATGATAGAAAATAAAATATGGGTCTACCCAATTCGATTATCCGATAACTATAAAACAATGATAAAAGGGAAATACAAATCCTATACCGAAGTATTTGGGAAGGTGGGTATTCCTGGGATAACTAAAATTAAATATAGCAATGAATAATAACGAAGGTTTTAAAATCACAGCACATCAACCAGCAAACCCATTTGCAGGTAAGAAGTTTAAGATAGTCACTTATCAAGGTGACAAGGAACTTGCCTCTCAGGCAATAACAATTGAATCTCAATTAGAATTAAAGACAACTCTAGATGAGATAAAACAATTCAATATTGCTCAGGAGGAATTATTAAAATCTGGGTATACTCAGAAATCCATACTGGTAAAGAAACTTATAACAGAGTGATATAAATAAATTATTAACCAACTTAAACATTACGAAAATGGCTAAGAAGAAAAAAGAAGTGGAACTGAAAGAAGTTTCCAGAACAGAAATCAATGGTGCAATCATCATTAAGTACGAAGACGGCTCAGTAAAGATTATCCCTGCTCCTATTATGCTTTCTGCCGAAGAAGCCGAAGACCTTTTTGGTTCTGAATCCGATGACGAGGAAGAAGAAGAAGAGGAAGAATCAGACGATGATGATGATGATGATTCAGAAGAGGAAGAAGAGGAAGAATCAGACGATGACGATGAGGAAGATGATGATGATGATTCCGAAGAGGAAGAAGAAGAGGAAGAACTGACCGGTGAAGAACTTGCCGAAATGGACTTCGAAGAACTTGAGGATGTCTGCGACGACAAAGACCTTGAAACTGACCCAGACGATTATGATGAAGACGACATCGAAAAACTCCGTAAAGCAATCGCTAAAGAACTCGGTCTCAAATTGCCGGCAAAGAAAGAAGCCAAAGGTAAAGGCAAGAAAGGGAAAAAGTAATCTGGTAACCGTATTCAAGATTTAAAAGAAGGTAGGGAAATTTCCCTACCTTTACTATCAACTATTAATAAACGTAGAAGTTTACTTATAATAACCATTAACTTATAAAACATTAAAAATTATGGCAACAAAGAAATCAGACTCCAAGAAGAAAGGGGATAAAGAAAAAGACCCCGAAAAAGAAGCTAAACGCAAGGCTCGTCAAGAGGCACTTAAGAATCGGCCGGCTGAACAACGTCCTAACAGCAAGCAAATCGATGTTATTGCCATTAACGACAAATCCAAGGTAATGAACTTTGGTTATGCCGTTAAGAACAAGGAAGGCTATCAGGGTGTAGTGGTTACTTCTGTATTGGTTACGGATGGCAAACCGGTATCAACTTCAGTTTCATTCGTTCCGGGAACTCTTACCGTTAAGTCTAAGAAAGGACATGGCGTTATTTGTTCTCCGAAAAACAAAAAGGCTAAGGAAGAAGAAGAGGAAGAATCAGAAGATTAAACTCTAACTTACTAACTACTATCCCATATGTTTGCTATATAAATTTAGAGTTTAAGTTCATATGAATAACATCCACACTTAGGACGTTGTTCAGCCAAAAGCTCATTGCCTGTGAAGGTAGTGGGCTTTAATTTTTTATACCCATGGAAGAAGAGAAATTAGCAATTCGAAAGAATATTCGAATACTTGCATTGGATAATCTAATAAATACTTATACTGATGTACTAGAAGATAAAGAATTAAACCTGGGACCAGATGAAAGGGAACTTGCCATCAATATAATAAATGAGGCAAGAGAAATGCTATCAGAAGAAACTCAGGAAGTATCTAACCAAGTAATGCAAAGACCCAAATGGAAAAAGACTTAAGATTATTAGTGGGAAACATTAATCAAACTCTCAGAGAATTAGATTATGTTTCGTACCTTAAAAAGGTAGCTCTTAGTAAGGGTAAGAAAGGCGAATACCAATCCCATAGGTTGAAGAGTAATTATCTGAAAAGAAAACTCATATCTCTTAAAGGAGCCCTGAATAAAAAACTTCATGGGACTTATATTGTTGCCCAATTTAATTTTATAAGGGGGGAACAGAAAGAAACTTTTGAACAAACTTTTACGGACTTATCTCAGAAAGAGGTAGAAGATATACTTCAACTCGAGGCAGTTTTAAAACAATGCAGTTTAGAAATCCTAGAAATTAAAGAAATCCCAACCCAAATTAGGAAGGTATAACTATGGTATTATGTAAATAGGAAATTCAATTATTCACCTAATATAAATGAAAATGGCTAAGAAAGACGAAAAGAAGAGTAAATCGGAATCCAAGACTCCGGAACTCACAAAGGCTAAGAAAGCTTTGGATGCTTACCTTAAAGAGAACAAGTTGGACCCTACTAAGGATTGGACCAAAGACAAGAAACATGGTAAAAAGGTTACCGAACTTGTAAACAAGCTCAATAAGGAAAGAGACAAAGTTGCTGCTGCCTATCCTGAAGCTGACCAAGAGAACAACAAGAAATTGGTAAAACTCAAGGAAAAAGAGAAGAAGGAAAAAGATGAGAAGAAGTCTGCCAAAGAGAAAAAGGAAAAGAAAGGAAATGGTGGTAGAACAGCTACCAAATACGATTATCCTCTCATCGATGGCAGAGAAATGACTTCGGCTGAGAAGAAAAAATACCGTATGGAGCAAAGAAAACTTGCTTCAGGTAAGGCTCCTAAGGAGGAAAAGGAAACTAAGAAAAAGAAGGAAGAAAAGGTAAAAGAGAAACCGTCTTCCGATAAGAAAGATAAGAAGGCCAAAGACAAGAAGAAAAAGAAGGCCGCTAAAGAAGAAGATTAATAAGAGCACTTTTTACTTTTACTTATCATATTTTTGAGTATTCGTTAATAATGGTAGAAGGCCTGGCAATATAAAAATTGTTCAGGCCTTTTATTTTCTAATTAAGTCGAAAATGGAACAAGAAGTATATAAACCAAAACTTAGAATCACTACACTATCAGAGAATGGTACCCCATTATCCGATAGGTTGGTAGATGCATATACCGAGATGAATTCAGGTCCAAAGGTACAGCATAACGGTCCCATAAGAGTAGAAGTAACTCTTACTAATAAACAAGATATTGATAACTTCAAAGAATACTTAGATAGGTTATCTGGTACATTGCCTGCTAAGGCACCTAATGTTGGCAGAGGAAGACCTGCAGGGTCTACAACTAAGGAATTGGAATCACCAAGGGAGGACATTCTTGCAGATGTAGAGAAAATGATTGAAGAGGGTAAAAGCCAACAAGATATCATTAAATATCTTAGGGGATTGGGATTTGTATTTATCCTTACTGAAGATTTTCTATTTCACTTTCCTGGATTTGAGTTTAATAAAAAAGATGTGGGAGAAGCAACAGACAATAAGCAATATCCCAATTCATTTTCTTGGATGGCAAGATGTATCAAACGGGCTAAGGACCCAAAAGCAGATAAATTTGACCCAATGGTAATCTTTGGTTTTAGCATTCTTGGGGGACCCTCGAAAAAGATTATCCCATATCTCTATAAGGAAAGGAAGAAACCATTAAGGGCCCAAGTTGGTAAAAACGTAATCTCCTTTTCTCAGGCAGAATTCACTAAACTTCCCAAGTATATGAGGGAAGACGAACGTATTAAGTTCTCTACAGAGCAAAGACAATTACTTCTCAATCCAGAAAAGAAGCCTTCTAAATTCTTTATGCGATGGGTAGATGATGCTATCTTCCCCGACTCAATCAAGGAAAAGATAGAGGAAATCAAGAACCGCTAACACTTACCTCCGTATTTATTAAAAGAGTATTTTATATAAAATAATTTTAGTATATTTGCATAAAGAAAATTTAATTATGGACAAGGAAACAAAAGACATCGTAAAGCTCATTGCTGGTATTCAGATTGAATCACTCAACTCAATCAAAGAGGATGTTAAAAATGGGAATGACATTGCCCAAGACTTAATCAAAAAACTCCTTCAGATTGAGGATGACGAAATAATTCGAGCACTAGATGAGCACATTGAATTATACGTAGAAATGGAGAATACCCCTCAACTGATAAATATGCTAAGTGAATACCAAATGCTGGTATGCTCTCACATATTGTTCAGAATGGAAGATGAATGGGTACATACTAATTCTCAGGGAGTACTTGGTACCTGGGCAATCTTCCAAAGGGCAAATCTCAAATTCCACCCAGAACTAACACTTTTAAAATTTTAATATAGACATGGAAAAGAACGAATACTTAGAATCAGTAGAAATGAACACCGGAGTCGAAATGATTCCTTGCGAATCCTCTAATATTGAGGGCTTTGGTTATGACTCAAAGAAAAAACAACTTTGGGTTGCTTTTAAAGGTAATCGAGTTTATCGCTATGATGATGTACCTTATGAAATCTGCAACGAGTTACATCAAGCAGAATCAAAAGGTAAATACCTTGCAAAGAACATTAAAAATAAATTCGAAACTACAGGTTATGAACTCAGAAACTAAATTCATATTGGGCCTGGTAACCTTGGGGGCAGTGATTTACTTTATTGGTGAGAATAAAACTCATCCAGTAGAAGTGAGCACTGCTCCTTCTCGTTTTGAAAGTCCAATAACCAAGTTAATCTCTCTTCAAGATAGCATGGGTATTAAACCAAAAGAAAGGGAGCAAAAGAAACAATGGTATAAGTATAGGGTAGAAATAGAAACTATTCCAGAAAATCAAATCTATAAGATTGAGAAATCTGGATACCAGCAATATGAAGTTTCTAGATTGGGTGAAACTTATTCCTATGTAACCTACGAATTTACCTCAGACAAGGTAATGACTACTCAAGAAGCCTATGACTTCGTAAAGAAATACCCTGAAAGATGTACAAGGGTACCAAATACATCACAAGATAACATTTACGATAAATATAACGAGGATTATGAAGATTACATAAATGATCCAGAGGATGAAATTAACTATCCTCCAGAAATCTTCGACTTCCTAGCCGATTAACCCGAGCAAATAGAAAATAATTCAAATAAAATTTTTCTATTTAAAATAAAGTTCTTATATTTGTATCAGAAAAAGAAATTAATCATTTTACTAACATTTTAAATATAGACGTTATGAAAAAGAATGAATCAAAGGTTACTAACCTGGTTGCAACTAAGGTTGCCGAACAACTTGAAGGAATTAAAAATTCTAAGACTGCTAAGGCTTCTGCTCCTAAGGCCAAAAAGACTAAAAAGGAATTGGTACAAGATGCTCAAGAAGCTGCCACTAATTTTGCCAATGCTAAATTGGTAGAACTCTCTCCTAAAACCAAAACTTCCAAAAAGGAACAGGTTGTCAAGGAAGTTAAGGAACAACAAAAACCCTCCATCATCGAACAGGTAATTTCTAATCGGGAAGTTAAATACGTATACCCTGCCGATGTAGTTGATACACTTGCTCGGAAGAAATGGAGACAACAAACTCGAAACGAACTCCATCGATTGGAACTTGCAATGGCTCGTATCAAAGATACAAACTCTAAGGAATTCAAGGCTGCGGCTAAATCCTATGAGGACTTTAAAAAGAAGGTCCTCAAACCAGAACAAGTTGCATAAACCTTTATTAACCAGGTGCCCAGGTAATTACCTGGGCATCTCAATTCATACAAAATGGATTACACTATCTTCTCTGATAAAGAGATGCTTAAGCAGGACAAAGAATTGGTAGAATTACATAAACGATGTTGTAAGTCCTATCTAATCCAACATTCACTTAAGCACTCTAAAATTAAGAAGTTCTTTATCGTTTACGATTGGTATATAAATACTGATAACGTAAGGAATTTCTTTTTCAGGCCTATAAACCTTTTCATTCAGGCATTGCTTTTAGGGCAACTTGATGAAATATCCGATTACATTAATCCTAACAAAAATGGAAAACGAAAAAAGAAACGAACCAGAAAAGTATAACGTACTTTATTGCAAAGGCAAATATCAGTATAAATCTAAATATCCCCAAATAGAAACTAAACATAAGGTTATCTATGCAGGGCCAGTAGAACCAATGGCACCAATCTGGGGTAATGTATCAGATATATTAAGGAAATCTGATAGAATTTGTACTGAATCTCGAAGAGAATTAAAGAAGTTAGAGGAACGTTCACAGAATAACCTTTACTTCAAGAAAAATGGTATTACTCATATAATCGTATACAAATGTTTAGAGAAATAGTTAAAGACCTATATATAGGCAAATCTAAGTTAACCATAGAATGTAACCAAAAGGAAATACCCCAAACTACTCTGGTTCAAGACATATTACAGAATACTGGATTTACGGGTAATATGCCCGACTACGGTACCTATGGTAATTTCAAGGATGGGAAATTTGAGATTACTCCAATGATGCCTAAGCATTGCTTATTTATTACTGGGGTACCCAAAGGGGCAATCCTTGATAATTTCAGAGTTAGAAGAACATATTGGTCCTCTTATTATGAGGATGATGTAAGAGGGTACTTATTTCAGATTACAGATGAAAGTATACCTCGTTTAATAATCACAAACTAAATCTATATGGAAGCAATCGATTACGTAAAATTATTTAAACTCGACCAAGAGAATTATGACTTTAAAAGGGAAGAGTTTATATCCGAATTAGGTAAAGAATTTCTAGATTATTGCCAAACTACCACAATTGGGATAGATAAAAAGACTGGCAATATATACTACTACCGATTTAGGGAAATAGTTAAGAATTTCGAAACTAAATTCTGGGCAATCTCAGAACTTAAAATAGGAGAACCATTAACCCAGAAATTATGGAATGCCTTTTTCGCTACTCAGATAGTTCCTTTAAGGCAAAGGTTATTCCCAAAGGTTCAGAAATTAATCGAAGAGCAAAAGGGGATAACCCATAACCGTAGTAAACAAGACAAAAAACCTACGAACCATAAAAAGGCAAACTATGGCAAGGGAAATCACAGACCTGCATGGGAATAAATTTAAGGTAGGGGATTATAAGCTTTGCCTTAATATTCCCATCACTGGGAAAGGTAATTTAGTATTCACCAGGGACCTAATCTCTGGTGAACCTTTTAATTTATCAGTAAGTAAGAAAAAATATAAGGGATATTTCTATAACCTATCTTTGAATCTGTATGTAAGGTTCGATTTAGAGTATATGGGTTATGATGAAAGTTCCGATATCAGAAAATCTCATTTGTATGTCAGAAAAGGAAAATAAAATGGTAAGATTCCCAAGACCTATGGGGACTACTGCAATGGCATTAGAGTATCAAAAACATCCCGATGATACTTTATTGATGAAGATACATAATTATATCATCAATCAGTGGCTAATGGGAAATGGTGTATTATGTGGTATTACCTATGATATTAATACCTTCTCATACCGTATGGGCATAGATATTAATTACATACGTGTATTTATGAGGGATAGGCTATTAAGCTCTAGAATATGGGATAAAGATAAGGCAGAAGATTTATTGCAAGCTTTAATGGGAGAACAACTAGCATGGGCCTTGGAAGATCGTATGGAGATAGCCCATCAGGTTAACATCTTGAGAGAGTCTCAGGGTGGAAAATATGTACCTTTCATATCTTCTGAATTAGGAAAAGCACTTAAATTAAAACTTGAATCTTCTACTTCACTTCAATCAATTGTACGTAATCTTACTGGAGGGAGCACTACTAATATATTTGCTCAATTTAATCAACAGAACAATGTGACTCAGCAAAATGCTATCACAGTTGAAGAAGCCCGTCAAATTGTATTGGAATCCCAAAGGGTAATGGATAAAACCGAAGAAGCTAAACTGTTAGAGTCAAGATATGACCTCAGTAGTTTACCAGAAGTTGTTGCTACTAAACAAGAGGGAGTAGATACCAGTAAGGAGGGGCTTAACTTGAATAAAGCTGAGCTAATGCAAATCACGGATGACTATAAGGGAGCAATGGCTTCATTTTCAAAGGAACATCATGAATTGAGAAGAGAAATAGAGATGAATATAGATCCAGATGAAGAAGACCCAGAGTTATATCAATATGAAGACTTCGGGGAAGAAGAAAAAGAAGATGGCTCATTTGCATCTCAATTCCTCCGAAATAGTAAGCTCCCATAGTTATATCAGGATATTGCATATTTAAAAAGAAAGAATTATATTTGCATATCAATTTTAATATAGACAAAAATATGAAAAACCTTGAACAATTAATGGCATCTTTCCTTTGTAGGAAAGATTTTCTAGACCCAGAGGGAACTAAATCTGGAGGAGTTCCTCATATTCAATTATCTGAATCTATTAAAATAAGGATGTTTGATGACCTTTATCAATTGGATGCTTTTTATTTAGCTGCTAATAATCGGGTACACTTACTTATGACTAATCCTCAAGGAGAAGTAGTAAATGTAACCTTTTCTACTTTTATGAATATTTTTCCTAATACAAAGGAAAGTCCAGAAGAATACATATATGAAGCTTTAAGTCAAATAATCTTGAGGAAAATGGGAATACAGAAAGACTACAAGAAAACTAAGGTTAATAAGATTAATCAAGGTACTTACTTTAAATTAAAACCCACCGATACTGCACCAGTATGGGTAAGAGACCATTTTGATAGAGCTACTCAAACTTATGCCTGTCATAAATATGAAGACTCAAATCATGAGACATTCTTAAAGGGAAATCGAGACATATACATTAACTTTACATTTTAATCACATGAACTTATTTAAACGAAAGAGATGCTGTAGTGAACTCATTGCTATTAAAAATGGCAACTTAGTATTCAAATTGAGTAATACTCATATCAATGCTTCTTATAATACTTTACAGGCAATAATGAGGAAATCTGGTATATTCGATGAGAATCTATATTTCGATGTCTATCAGGAATATCGGAAACATTATGCTATATACGACGTAGTACCATCGTTGCTAAGGTATAAGATACCCTTGATATTTTCAGGTAGATACCCAAAGAAACTATTCGATAATCAGTTTACTTTTGAGGAATTAATACCGAATAATTTGGTATATCATAGTTTACCCGAAAATTTTAGATTACCAGAAAGCTTAGAGAAAATTCTTTTAGAAGTAAGAAAAAGGGTATCTGCTTATATAGACCAAGAAGATATATCAGACCAGGGTTATAGGGATTTGGTTCGAATGAATTTCGTAAAACAATGGGATGTATTTAGAAAGGACCCATCTCTTATAGATTGCTATATGGATGCTCAATTGGGCATGCTATATATGTGGGCTAGAGTAGAAAATAAAACAATCGTAAAGAATATAATCGAAAGAACTCAAGATGAACTAGCTCAAGAGTTCTTATCTAAATATCAACAAAATGGAGAATAAAGAGAAATTTGCTTTCCGAAAGGTTAAAATGTCGGAAGGTGTAGAGGTAGAATTTATTAAATTACTTACCTCAGTAGAGACTAAAAATGATGAGGATGTAATTAAAGCTTTTAAAGTTCAATTATCCTCTGGAGTATTAACTTGCCATGCAGAAATGTTATCTAGAACACCAAGCCAGATAATATTTCAAACATCCCAGTTCAGTAAACCCTATAACTTTTATAAAAACTGGGAACTATGGGTATTCTCTAATATCCTGGGTGTATGGACTTTAAATAGGTTTAGGATATGATTACAATGAAAAACCTCCAAGTAGAGGATATAAAAGATGAATGGTTATATAATGCCTTAACACAGGGCATCAAGGAATGTATAACTGCTCCAGTCCTAACTTTGGACCCAACAAAACCAGAACCCATTAAGAGGGCAGAGATGATACTGGACAATTTCTCTCAGGAAGATTCTCCAGTAGTAGCTACAGTGATTGCTCCAGGCAATTTCATACAGATGATATTACCGAAACATGAGATACTTCTATCGGTAATGTTTATCTATAAAGAGAGAAATACCTATGTACAACTCATAATACAAAAACTTGCTTATGAACGAGAAAAGATTACCACCAAGACTAATGGTTCTGTTAGTAGTACTGAAGGGTGAAAAGGTATATAAAATACCTCTCGAATCAGGAATAAAATTGGATCATCTAAAAGATTTCAATACACTAAGAAGAATCCTTACTCCTTTAGTACAACTATATCATGGAGTAGGTTTTGATACTAGACTTACTTATGATGAGTTTAGTATCTTCTTTAATGACTTACAACATTTGGGGTATGAACTGCTTAATGAATATCACTTGGGTATACAAGAATTAGTAGAAGCAAAACCTATCACTGAAAATGACCAGGATATTAGGGAAATACGAAATGGGTTACTTACCTCTCTTAAATCTCAGGAGTTATCAGAGGTATTAGCTACTAAACTAAAGCAAGCCATACATGAAGTATTTGAAAACGAAAAGAAGAAAGGTGGACTAATGTACAAGGAACCCTCTTTAGAACCTATGGAGAATTCAATAATAAAAGAGGCTTTATACTTGCTAACTCCCCAATTACCTTAATAATTGAAAGGCAGCCTAATCCACTGCCTTTCATAGCGTGTACATATCCTCAGCCTCCCTAAAAATAAATTAGATATATTTTTCTATAAAAATAAAAATGCTTATATTTGCATATCAATTTTAAAATAGACAAAAATATGAAAACGAACTCAGTAACTTACAATCAGGCAGACGAACTAAATAAGGTAGTTCGCAATTTCTTAGAAAAGAAATCTACATTTGAACTTGACTCTGATGAACAGGGTAGTCTTCTTAATTTCCTAATGGGACTCTTAATCAAACTAGAGGATGATTACAAACTCAATTGCTTGGATATTAATCAGGTACAAATCTATGATACTACCTATTATTCTTTCATTTTCGAATCAATAATAACTGCCGATACTAATCCCTATAAGGGGCAATTAGCATCTGCTGCAGTTCAATTCATGAATGAATTTACCGATAACGATGGGAGGTTCATATCATTCAATCAACTCGATAGAAACAACTGGATTTTCCAACTTAATTTCTCAATCGCATGACAAAGTATAACGTTAGTCCATTAGTTGCTCGGGAGATAGAATTCTCCACGGGCACTATCTTTGGTGGTAGCTGGTGCAGATACTTTATTTCAATTACCCTACACCAATGCTATATAGAAGCAACATGGAAGACCCGTCCTAAAAATGATTTAGACGGGCACAAAGAAATCTTTAACTCTTTACAGGAGTATCTAGATTGGTTTGCTAATCTTAAGAAAACTTACGGGAGGAGAATATCCCGTAAACAAATGGTATATGCTGCATACGATGAAACAACTCGTACCTTTAGTTACAAACCCTACGAGAATTGGGCTACCAGACGTTCTAAGGAGAAATTAAATAAGCCTAAGGAACCAATACTGGCCGATGAATTATACTAATCCCCCAATCAGTTAATATACCTCAGGGAGTTCAGAAACACTAACATCTGGGCTCCCTTAATTATTGCATATTTAAAATATTATTTCTATATTTGCATAAGAGAAAAATAAATATAATTATTAACCGACCTTGAACGGGGTCACAAAACTTATTTCTTATGACAACTATTAACGAAATCTCAAATCACATTATGGGTTACTTTGATGGAACTCTTGATGCTTTTGGTTACACTGCTCAATCAGTTAACGAAATCTCAAATCCGGATGAATCATACATGGGAACTCTCAATCTCCAATTCCGGGAGTATCCTATAGACGATGACGAAAAGGTAGAAACCTACTGCAGAGAATCCGATGCTTTTGAACAATACGTGATAGAATTCATTAATTCTCATTGGGATGAACATCACCCATTAAAAGAACTTAACCCTAATTCTCATTACATGTCAAACTCATACGGAGATACTATCCAGGTACATTTCAATGATGAATCCCTTTTCATTATCATTACTATGACAGGGCAATATTAACAAAATCTTCTGGGAGGCACTCAAAACACCTCCCAGAACCTCCCTATTTATAAAAATAAAAGTAGTTATAAAAACAAGTTTAGAAATAATTTTGTATATTTGCAATGAGAAATATTTCTCAAATAATTTTAATATAGACACGTTATGAAAGAATTAAAAAATTTAGAGGCCATCCGGGAACTGCTTGCTTCCCACCCCATTTATACTTATGATTACTCCGATGGTCTTCTTATTAACAAGGAAGCTACCAATATCCAGGTTTATTCAATCGACTTAGAGGATGAACCTTTTGCTGCTTATATCTCAGGATATATCATCACATATGCTTCAGAGGAAGTTCTCTTCGAAAATCTCAGGGAAAACATTATTTCTCACATGGACTTAACAAAGGGTGCTGATGACCAATATTATGATGATTCACCCTCACAGGTAGAGGCTATCCTATTCGGAGTTCTTCAATTAATCCCTGAACATCAGGATTATATCATAACCGGACTCAAAAAACATCTCCGGGAATTTATCCAAGACGATGAACAAGATGAGGACATGATATCCCAATATACCAATATCTACAATGCTATCGAAAAATGGGAATCAGACCACAGGGAAACAGAAATCTTCCAACAACTTGCAGTATCAGAATTATTTAACCAACTAAATAAATAATCACTATGGTAAACTTATATAAATTACTCAACGTACTGGAACAGGGCATGTCTCTGTTCCAACTTAATAAATGGAAAACCGAAGGCATCTGGTATCCAATCACCCAATACAAAAAGGAATCAGATGAAATACAGGTAGTAACTAACCTATTTATTGCTGACCAGGAACAGTACCATATCCAACTATCTGGGAATTATCCAGAAGAATCTGAAGACTGGAACAAGTTTCTAGAGGAAAACCAATGGAAAATCTATCCCTTACTTGCAAATATAATGCAAGTCTTCTTGCCCACAGGGAACTACCAATTATTCTATACTCAATATCCACAGGGATTCATATCCATAATCGCTAAGCCCCATGATAAGTAAAGAACTCAAATCACAATTAAGTATTCTCAAGGAAACTAACCCAGAATATATTCAAACCCTAAAGGATGCCGTAACGGCATCCTATAAGGCAGAACTTCAGGCAATCAAACCCAGTTCTACCGAAGAAGAGGAACAACTCAATATCGAACTCAAGGACATAGTATTAAAAATACTATTTGGGCCTTTCTATAATTATTTCGTATCAGAATACGTAGTATCAGATACTATATGGGAAGAACAGGATAAACTAATCGAGGACTTATATTATTACTTCAAATCATGACACCGTATATTCAACAACAACTTAAAAAGCTATGCGATAATCCAAATTGGTATGACGATATGCTCATCTCATGGGATAAAAACCCAAGAAATCAAAGGGAAGCTATCTATAACTACCTTTCTCATGTACAACTAAATGGATTACTAGAAAACACTCAGATAGTTTTTACATTCATAGATGGCGAAATGAAACCAGCTTTCTATTTCGAAATTCCCAGAGATACCAATCGATATCTTATACTGGGAATCCTCGATGAAGCAGGTTATCCTCATTGCTGCCTATTAGGCCAACCAAAACAAATGTTTAACCCTCAACTCAATTAACATCATGAAACCAATCATAACAATAAACAACTACCCAATCGGATGGGAATGGCTAGACAACGTACCTTTAGAGGACTTTAACTGGCTCATAGAGATATTTGCTACAATGACCGATAATACAGATACCTATGACTTTGTATTTTATGAAGATTCAGAAACCTTACCAGGACATCTGAAGAGGATATGCTCAGTAGACAAGATACCTTTAGCCAACTTCCTAAATGAAGACCAAGGCTATGAATCAGGTATATCGATATATGGTCACTATATAGCATGCAAATGCCTTGACATATCCTCAGAAGAGGAATATATGAATCAATTTACCGATATAAGAATACTAACCAACGAACTATAAACTATGCTAACATCAGGTAGATTCTTAGTATCATTCGAAGTCCCGGGACCATTACCTGGGACTACCGAAGGCTTCTGCGAAGAAATGAACGTAGTGTACAGAACCGAGGAACTTAATACCTACCTCCGCTACCCCAAACAACAAATAAACCCATGGCATAAACACAGTACCTATATAAGGCTAAAGCTAAGAGAGATCCTCAAAGTAAACCTAACAGATATAACCATAATCGATATAATATCACTACCATGAACACTATCTATCACATAATCCGAATAATACTATCTGTAGGAACTATCCTCATCCTAATACGAAATGAGGATATCTACCAAGCCCACAAGCATACCCACCCAACAAACAAATTAAGGTATATAATATCACAAATCCTAATATTAATCCTATACACCTCATCACTAATCTTAGTATCCTACACATATAGGATTATACTAACCCACCCATAACCCAATACTCCCCTACCCAACACAAAAAATAAAAAGAAAATCATATAGAGCCTAACTAAGCTACCATCCTAACTAAGGTACATATAATAAAATACCTAATACACATATACCCCTTATTATACTACATACATAATCAATATACCATAATACATATCAAGGTACCTCGCCGGGGGTTTTGGGGATTTAGGCAAACAAGGCAAGTGATAACCCCTCTACTATACAAAGCCACTCAACTCACTATATAGCCACTATACCATATAGCTCTACTACACACTTTAAAGGCAAACTCAAAAAGGCCTAAAAAGGCAAATAAATCCGACCATTAATGGCCCCTAAATCCGATTGCCTTGAGTACCCTTTATATGTATTATATTATATAATAAGTACTGGGATTAGGCAATAGGATTTGTGATCAAGGCAATTAAAATGTTAGGTTTTAAGGCTAGATGGTTTATAGGATTTAAGGCCTTCAAGGGGCATATTTAGGTAATATTCCTAGTAACTCTGTAATTTATTTGCTTAGTATTTATATTAGCATTAACTTTTGTATTCTAGGACAATTTTGTGATTTAGGGGTACCTTGATTACCAAGAACCATTAGGTATTATATAATATAGGTTATAGGTAGGGAAGGTAAATGGCAATCTCCATTCATGGCCTCAAGGACTAAGGTAAATATAATTCAAGGCCCTTAATAACCTACGAAGGCAATTGAGGTTATTGCATATATAATATATTATATTTATATTTGCATTGTAATAATAACTAATTAAATATAGACGTATGAAAACAAGTATTTTAACAACTGATTTTAATTTTGCAAAGAGTATTAATCTTTCATTAATTGCTGCACCTGATGCCTATCCTTCTTATCCATCAGGCATGCTAGACTTCATTAAGCCTTACTTACAGGAACTACAGGAGAACACAATCATTCCTGATTACTTAACTCTAGTATCAATCCAAACTATCGATAACCAAGATGCTGGGGTACACATATTAACCTTTACCATCAATGACCCAGAACATTTCGATGACGATGATACTGCTGGCATCACTTGCCTTGAATGCTTACGGGATACCTTTGCCTATGACCCAGAGGCATGCTTTGGTCAGGCACCTAAGGTAAACGAATTCGAAAACCTTTACACAGTAACAGTTCCTTTCACTTGCTAAATCACTAAGGGGTATCCATAACAGAGTACCCCTATTAATACATTAAATACAAACGTTATGAGAACAATTAATCAAATTTCAAATCTCATCATTCTTACCTTAGTAAATTACGCTAGGGATTATCCATGGGCATCTTACATTGCCAATTCACTTTCACAATTCGATTCGATATTGCCAGAACTAATGCAATCGAAAGCTAAGGAAATATCTATCTACCTTAACACAGATGATTGCCTTATGGAATTCTCATCCGAAATCCCTGACCCAGAGGAAATTGAACCCGATTTTACCTTCAACATCGAGTATATAACCTTTCAGGTATACTTCGATTAATATATTAACCCAGAGCCTAACTAAGGTATCTGGGTTTTACTTACGCTAACTTAGTAAGCCCTTATAGGCTAATCTATGAAACCCATTTCCCCATAGGCTTACCATAGTCCATATATGGCCTTATAGAATTAGGACCAAGGGGTTTTATAGAGGGATATATCTTAAGGGCCTTAATTCTTTATCACCTTAGTCCATTAATGGCCTTATCAATATACAGGTATATAACACACTCCCTAGAGGACAGGTATAGGCCATATAAGAATATCCATATACATATCATATATGCCCACTACAAGGCGTGCGAAGATTACCCTTGTGAACCCCCAAAATTAAGTGCAAATATTAAGTGCACAATATTTTCTATTTTATGAATTTTTCACAAAAATAATTTTGAAAATAAAATTATTCATTTTCTCAAAAATTTTTCTTGAAAATGTTTGTAGATTAAAATAAAGTTCGTATCTTTGCAATGTGAGAAAAACAAAGCGATATTTGAATGAATTTTTAATTAAAACTTTTTAAGAAAATAATTCTCTAAAAATTTTGTAGATTAAAAAATAGTTCTTATATTTGCAATACAGAAATGAAACAAATAATACCTTATTAAGATAGTTTAAAAAGACTTGAAAGTCTATTTGAAAAGGTAATAAAAATAATAAATAATAAAACTTTCAAGCAATTTAATTATGAAAAATCAAATTAACAAAGTGAATGTAGAAAAAGCAAGTGCAAACAGTAAAGCAAATAGTTTAATTGCTTTAGACGTTTTAAAGTCTGTAAAAGAAAAAAATCAAGGACTTTTTAAAACAGCTTTAGGAACAAAAACAGAAATTTATAAAAAAGAGCTGTTTTTGGGAGCAAACGAAAAGCAAATCAAATCTTTGCGAAAAAAGTTCAGAAATGTTACATTTAATTTTCTTTCTACGATTGCAACGAATGCGGATAAAAAACTAATTGAGGGCTTTATAGACTTTTATAAACAAGTCTATGTTATAAATGATTTTTCTTTTTCTTCAATTGCAAGCGAAAACACAAAAGAAGAAAAGAAAGAGATATTAATAAAAGGGCTTGAGATTGTAAAAAAATCTTTGAAATAAAACAAAATTAAAGTAGGGGAAATATTTCCCCTACTAACTTAAAATAAATCATTTATAAAGATATGGTAGTATTTACACAATATTTAATAATTAATATAGCCTTGTTTGTAATTATAGCTTATTTAGTTATTCAATGCTATAAAGATATAAAAGAAATTTTAAAAGACGATAACGAAACTTTTGAGGACTAAAAGAAAGCAAAGGGATAAATAAAAATGTTTGTCCCTTACTTTTTATTTTCAAATGTTAAATTTAACGTAACCGTACTCCCCATTTAGTACCACAACTTTCGAAGCCCTCACATTAAGGGGTACCTTGAAGGCAAATACACATTTTTAGTACCAGGAAATTTTGACACCTCGTATTAGAGGCATGCCCAGATATCCCACACCAAACATGCCCACATAACACACAAAGAAACCAAAGAATAAAACATCCCTAGCTCTCATCCCCTACTTACCCTTCTGGTAAATTACAATATCAAAGTTCTTTCTATAAACCAAAAACTTATAAAGATATGGAAGAAAATACATTATTCAAACTAGCACGTGCAATTACAGATACAGGTACAGATACTGTATCTTCAGAGGGTGGTACTATAACCTACCGTATCACTTCCCTCAAAAGGAAACTGGTAAATGGCAAAGTAGTTTCAACCTCTACACCCTCTTGTACTTTGGGCTCAGCCTCCGTAAGTTGGGCTACTTGGGGAGGAGTTACCGTTGGAGATGGTTACTTAGATGTAAAAATTAACTATTCAAAAAATACTGGGTCCTCAAGGTCTACTACTCTGACATTTACCCAAAATGGGTCTGATAACAAAATCAATCTCACAGTAACTCAGGAATCCAGTGTAACCTATACTGGATACATAAAAATGGTTTCAAACTCATTGCCTTTAGGTAGTAGTAAAGGTAATACTGCTCAAATCCTTGTGACTGCCTATTTAAATGGTAGTGATGGGTCTAAAAAGCCAGAAACTCCCCATGTGGGTAGTGCTCCCGATTGGTGCGCAGTATCCGTTGCCCCAGTGGGTACTCTTGAGAACCATTACATGTTATCCCTGACCGCTTTATCGAGTAATCAAACTGGAGCTAACCGTTCAGGGCATATCTTCTTAACCTGTGGGGATGCTAACCTTAGTATACCAGTAACTCAGAAGCCACAAGGGGCTTCAACATTCACTCTCTCTGGATTGCCCACAGATACAGGCTACTATCTCTTTGGCAGGAGAGCTAGGCCACAGAATACATCATCTTCAGATCAGATGTATATACAGGGTCTCTCAGCAACTGGTACTACTACTATGAAGATTCCATTCTATGCCAATGACTCAGAACCTGGTTCTCGAATAGAATGTACTACTGGAGATAAAGTAGCTGTATATACTAAACCAGGTGCTACCTGGATATTAGAGGGGTCATTTATAGTACCAAGTGCAGGAGGAACAGTATCAATCTAAAAACATTATACATTATGGAAAATAAAGTTCTTAAATTAGGGGGGGGGAGATCTACCCAAGATGTATATGCAGAAATAAGACAGGGAAACTCTGAGAGATGGACAATACAATCTCAAAAGCGTAAGTATGTAAATGGCAAATTGTTCGGGGTTATTGAAGTTGGTTATTCTGCTAGCATCAATACCCCGAACTATGTTCTGGAGGAAGACAAAAGTAACAATAGTATTCAGATTACTGCACAAGATGACGGTACTTCTGGGCTTTGTATACTTACACAAAATGAATCTGGTAATAAAATAAATCTACACCTTACTACTCCCGAAGAAAAAGAATACTGGGAAATACGTTTTAATCCTATAACCATCAATGGAGTAGACACAGATGCTTTTTTTTTATATTACCACCAATATTAGTGGCGAAAGTGGATCTATGGCTGATGGTAACAGATATAAGAATTGGATAGTAAATCAAAATAGATATGCTATTAATGTCTATATTGCTAGTATATACCCCGTAAATTCCGACATGCTATCTTGGTCCTGCCTCGATAAGAATGGTAATGCCTTTAGTCCTAACTACAATTTACCAAGTAATTCATACTTTACAACAAAAACAACTGGATTGGGTTCCTATACTCTTACAAAAGTTTCAACTCCCTCTGTTAGCAATGATACTCCTATACTCTCCAGTAGGTTTAACCCCACTAAAAAATATCCATTAGATTTGAATTTTTATTGGGCAAGCCAAAAGCCAACTTAATACGGGTATTAAGATAATATCCCAATTATAAAAGCAATTACCCAGAATATAAGAGCCAGTGTATATGCAACAGAATATCTATGCCATGGATACCAGCAGGTAATATAAGAATCTACTTTTAGTATTTCTGGATGTTCTTCCTCGTATTTTTTATCCTCTTCTCTAGAACTGTATTTATGAAATACATAGAAAGGTAAGAATACGAGGAAGATTATTAGGGCAACTGGGAACAAGAGTAGGAGAAGAATCTCCCACCCTTGCATTGATGACCCAGCATAATTACCATCTCTGTCAAAAAAGTATCTCATAGTAATTTGTATTTTATGTATCTGATTAATAGATAAATTGGAAATAGAGGTAATACTATCCATACCGAGATGAATAAAACGAGAGAGTGTATTTTGTGAGTATAGGGTAAATAATCCAAGCAAGCCCTTACAAAAAATACCGTGAATGGCAAACATACCAAGTAAATTATCGCTAATACAGTAGTCATTGTTCTTTGAAGTATTTGTTAATAATCTTGGTAAGCTTCTTATCAAATTCAATCATCATATCAAAAGCATCGGTATCTTTCATACTTTTCATTTCCTTGTCAAGGAACTCTATGTTTCTCTTAATCGAGAAATAAGCCTTATATGCAAGGAATACTCTTTCATTTTCTTCGGTAAGCGGACGAACTTCTCCCTTTTGCCCATCCAATCTTGGATATGTATCATCAGGACCCAAGGTTCTTGCAACTTTTACTCGGTTACTGAGCATTGCGAATCCACCTTTTTTATCGATAGATTCCACTGTAACTTTCTCAATGATGGGTCTTCCAGATAATGTGAAGAGAACCTCATCCCCCTCTTTAAGCTTTTTGATTTCTTTCTTTTCTTTTTTCATATCTTTATTTATTTAAGAATTTTCTTTATGCAAATATACGAAATTATTCTTTATTTATTGCATTATCTATTTTATTTTTTATAAATTCATAGGCATTGCCCCGGTAATCCTCTAGCATTTTGTATTCCTGTGGAGATAGAATTACTCCGTTTACTTTAAAAAGCTTTCTTAGATGTTCTGGTATAGTGCCTTGGTGAGTGATGTTATTATAACGGATAATGAAAAGCTTCTCTTGGTCTTCATCAATAACTCCCAGAGTGTTTACTGGTTGGAGTTTAGTTTGGTAAATACCACCAAAAGCCGAGGGCACCATTAAAATATTTCCGGGAATTTTAGTTACCCAGTGAGAATAATCTGGAGTAATTACCGCAATTTTACCCTCTTTTTCAAGTTCTTTATCATAAGCTAATCGATTAAACCAAAAAGCACATTTAAAACAAACTTGTTTTCTTGCCATAAGTTGAGGGATTTCCCGAGTTTCATCAAATTCCTCTAAATTAATGGGCTTGCCACATATCTGGCACTCATTTTTCTTGTCCATATTGCATTATTTTATAAGTTATATATGATAATAGAACCTCTAAACATATTGAAAAATGGGTTATAAGCAATACTTTTGTTACTAAAATTGAACCATTAAAACTGATAAGTTATGGATAAACTAACAAATGAAATGATTAAAGACCTTGCTATTCGCTTAGGTCTAGAACCTGCTCTATTGAAGGCTGTTCAATTGGTAGAAGCTGCCGGTAGAGACGGGTTTTTAGCTGACGGTAGGCCTCAAATTCTCTTTGAGGGTCACATTATGTACAAAGAAGTACATAAGAAATTCCCTGACAGAGATTTAGCTTACCTTTGTAAGAGATATTCTACGATTTTCTTCCCTAAATGGGATAAATCGAAGTATTTGGGAGGTGTACACGAGTATAAGAGACTCGAATTAGCCAAAGAAATTGATGAGGAATGTGCATTGAAGTCTGCAAGTTGGGGTATGTTCCAGATTATGGGTTTCAATCACAACCTCTGTGGGTGTAAAGATGTCTTCGAATTTGTTCACAAAGTGTCGGAATCTCATGCAAATCAACTAGAACTCATGTATTATTTCATGAAAAACTCTGGTTGTTTGAGTAATCTCAAAGAAAAGGACTGGGCTGGCTTTGCCAGAAAATACAATGGTCCTGGATATGCCCAGAATGCCTACGACCAAAAACTAAGAAATGCTTACGAAAACTTCAAAGATAAATTATGAAAAGATGTCACTTTAACAGCTGGGTAGCAAAGGTATTCCTTTTCCCCAGTTACAAAGCAATTACTCTGGTGTATAACTCGTTCTTCAAACACAAAATAGAAGAGTGTAAACCTGATGATATCAATCATGAGTGTATTCATCAGATACAGCAGATTGAGTGTAGTATAGCGGGTTTGATACTCGGTATCATACTCTGGTTATCCTTTGATATATCCTTCTGGTGGGTAGTGGCCCTGGTTTTTGGATTCTTCTATCTCTGGTATATTATCGAATACATAATCATCAGGTGCTTTGCCAAGTGGGATAAACAGAATGAAAGGTATCATGATGTAAGTTTCGAAGAAGAAGCTCACAACAATGATAAGAATCTGAGTTATTTGGAAGACCGTAAGCCATTTGCTTGGATTAAGTACATTAAATTGAGAAGCTACAAGAAATGAAAAAATTAAAAGTATTAGGGGTGTCTGCTGGTGCAGGCATCCTTTTGTTCCCTTTTAGAAAGAATTTGATAGCTAATATAGAAACTCGAGGAGTATTTTATACTAAAGGCTTAGAGCAGTGGAAATTGAACTTTGGTGGTATACCCTATTATAAAGATGAAACCTTCCCAGATTGTAAGCCAGACATTATACTTTCAAGTCCAGACTGTGGAGCATCTTCTATTATGAGGCTTTCAAAAGTAAAAGAATTGGGCAATCCCCAAGAGAATAAATCCCTGAATCTAGTAATTCAATCAATCTTACATTATAAACCTAAGATATTTCTTATTGAAAACTTACCTCGTTTGCTATCTTTGCTCCCAAAAGAATATCTTCAAAAAACCTTTGAAGACTATAAACTTATTTTTCACGAAAGGTCTGTTTTAGACTATGGAAACTCTCAGGAGTCAAGGAAGCGTTTACTCATCATTGGAGTACATAAAAAGACCGGTAAGAAATACTTGAATGCTTTTGATGAAGTATTCCAAGTAAAAACTCCAACAATTACTAGAAATCTACTTAAACCCCTCACGTTTTCTTCAGAAGATGATACCAATCAAATCCCTTGGATTAGTAAAACTCTGGCAATGTATGATTATCGAAAATTGCCTGAGAAAAAGAATCTAACTGTAGCAAAGATACATCGACTTTGGGTTAGAGATTTCAAAGATGAAAAGAAATGGCCTATCAAAACGGCAAAGATGAGTACTCTCCCGGGAGTATATCGATTGGAGTATGATAAACCTCCACTAACCTTAAGACCTGCAGATAGGCAATTCAGACCAGATGGTTATCCTTTGGGGGTTGAGGATTTTAAGGCAATCATGGGATTCCCAAAGAAATTCAGAATTTACCTTCATGAAAACCAGGGTACCTCTGAAAAGGATTTTAAGGATCACCATTATTGGCTTAACAAGGCAAGATACACAATTGCCAAAGGGGCAGTAGGTGAAATAGGTTATTGGTTTAAGGAATGCCTCAAAAAGGCAAATACCAAGAAACCATGAGTTTCAGCTTTATATATAAAGTCTTATATATAAGTTTCTGGGGTACCTTGAAATATATAGATATATAATATACTACGTATATATATCTATATATTTATCTGCGTATATATAGCTATTCATATATCATGTCGTAAGTAGTATATTTGGATATTATCTCACTTCGTTCGATAAAGGTAATCGCTTAGCGATTACCGATAGATAGTATCATTAAAGCGTACGACTATTTCGATTTGAAAAACTTTAATACACCGAATTATGAGAATGATTAATGCAAAGTACCCAATTACCGAATTGAACATTAATAACATCATTAAGTTCTTTCGGGTTATCTATCGGAATTTACCTTCAATACGTTTTGAGATTATTGAAACCAATCGTACTTTTCAATTCAAGTTCCACATTATTAAGTCAAACTTAAGTTCAGTAGAACGCTATTGGTTGAAGAGTAAGATTAAGAAATTCATCAAGTATGAAGACATTTAAGAGGGCCTTGTTTATTGTACTTCTAGGATTTACTATTTACCTTTGCTTCAGGAATTACAAACTTTCTCGAGAAGTTGATTTCCTGGAACTAGCGGTCAATGAAATCCCAGATACAGTATACACAAAGAAACCCTTCAAACCAGAGAAGAAGTACTCAGAAAAAGTTGAACCAGGTAAAATCTTAGTTCATGGTAATAAGCAGCCAACTCTCTTTCCTGATTCCATACTAAGGCAGCCAGTTATCAGTAACCAAGATTCCCTGGTTCAAATCGTTTTGAAGAAAGATAAGTTGAACTTAAGTCTGTTCAATAAGGAGACTAACACTTATTCAACTAGACTATTCCCAATCGATTTAGATAAGTACAACTACAACTGGTATGAAGGTCAATTAACTCGAAAGAAAGTTGCAAGGTTATCACTTAGTCCATACGTCTATGGCAAATACAGACCCTTCAATAATCTCTTCGATATGGGAGCTGGTCTTTCAATCAAGACTAAGAGATTTAATTACAAATTCGGAGTCAATACCTTTTACTACCCAAAGATAAAATCTGGTATAGGTACTGACATCGAATTTCAAATAACGTATAACTTTTAAGTAATGGCAAAGACTATCTCAGAAACTAGAACTACTTTAACTCGAGAAGAGTTATCAAATCTCTCAAGGGTTACAGTAGATGTTTTCTTTTTCAGTCTTTTCTGTTATGTGATACATCCAGTAAGGGGAAAGGTAAGATTTGATTTATACCCATTTCAGAAATCAGTTCTCTACAATTTCATTGCCCAACGATTCAATATCATTCTCAAGTTCCGTCAGGCAGGAATTACAGAACTTATTTCAATGTACTGTCTTTGGTTGGCGATGTACCATCCCAACAAAAAGATAAACATTATCTCTATCAAAGACACAACTGCTAAGAAGGTGCTTAAGAAGATTAAGTTCATGTACAAGAATCTTCCATGGTACCTTCAAACTCCCATAATCAATGGTAGAGCTGGAGAATACGGTTCTGCTTCCATGATAGAATTTGATAATGGGTCATTTATTGAATCAATTCCGACATCATCCGAAGCCGGTCGTTCGGAATCCCTTTCTCTTCTGGTAATTGACGAGGCAGCAGTAGTAAGATGGGCTGCTCAAATTTGGGCTGCTGCATTCCCTACTCTTTCCACTGGTGGAGCTGCCATCGTCAATTCCACTCCCTATGGAGTTGGTAATTTCTATCACTCAACTTGGGTAGATGCCATTGCAGGAGGTAATCCTTTTAACCCAATTCGATTATACTGGCAAATGCACCCAGAACGAGATATCAATTGGTATAACCAAATGTCTTCTGCTTTGGGAGCAAAACGAACTGCACAAGAAATTGATGGTGACTTCTTATCATCTGGTAATACAGTCTTCGACTTAGCCGATATTAAAGCTATCGAAGACTGCCTTAGTGATTACCCAGTTATTAAGAAGAGATTTAATGGTCAATACCGACAATTCTGTGAACCCGAATCAGATAAAGAATATTTCATTGGTGCAGACGTTTCAACTGGTAGAGCTTCTGACTACTCTTCATTTACTTGTATGGATAAGCTAGGAGAAGAACAAGTAGTATATAAGGGAAGAATGGCAGTGGGAGCTTATGCTAAGTTACTTGGTGATACTGGGAAGTTGTTTAACTGGGCAGTAATAGCTCCAGAATCCAATGACGTTGGTTTATCAGTAACTTCTAAGCTTCAAGACGAAGGCTACCCTAACCTTTACTACTACCAGAAGATGCTGAAGAAAAAAGGTAAAAGTAGACCTGAAATGGATAAATCCCCTGGTTGGTTAACCACCCAAAAGAATCGTTCAGTGATAATAGAAAACTTGGAAGAAGATATTCGATTAGATCACGTAATCATTAAGGACCCATTCTTTGTACAAGAAGCTTATACCTTCATTTATGATGGTTTAGGTAGACCTGTTGCAATGGGTAAACATAGGGCTAACAATTCAGCTGTAGATGTAGATCTTGAAGGAGATGTATATGCCGATGATGATATCTTTGGAAAAGCAATATGTAATCACATAAGGAAAGGAAAAACTAACGTAATCGTACAACCAAGATGAAAAAGTACTTCAATTTTAGTTGGGGTTGGGGACGTAAGAAGGACCCTCCCAAGAATGGTACATCCTCTAATAAAGAGGAAAAGCCTGCCACATCGATTTCGCCTGGTAGGGTTTCAGTTGACGATGATAGCGATAACTTAATTACATCATTACAAGGGTTGACTAAATTAGTTGAACCCTCTTTTCGTGTTGATGTGATACCTTTAATTCGGGATTTATATAAGGTAAATCCTGATATGGGCATTGCATTGCAAGATATGTTTAAGTTAGCTAACACCAGTCATACAGTAACTTTCCCTAATAATACCGATGAAGAGGCTTCAAAGATGAGAGAACATCTTAAGAAAGCCACCAAGGGATGGACCAGATATACTGCTGGTATAGATGGTTTAGTTAATAAAATGATTGTTCAACTTCTTGTAAGTGGGGCAATATCCGTAGAAGGAGTACCAAATGATAAGCTTGATGGTTTGGCTACTGTATTATTCCTTAAGCCAGAACACATCAAGTTTAAACGTGAATTAAATGGGGTGTATGCTCCTTACCAAAAGAATATGAATTTCTTTGTTAAGCAACAAGATTACATTAAGCTTAACCCAGAAACCTATTTCTATGTTGGTATGTTCAATGATACCGATGAACCTTATGGAGTTCCTCCATTTATGCCTGCATTGGATTCTCTCAAAGGACAAAATGATATGAAGATTAACTTCAAACATATCATGGAGATTTGTGGTATGGTTGGTTTCTTAGAAGCTAAGATGCAGAAATCTCCACAAAGACCAAATGAGAGTATAAAAGCTTATGAATCCCGATTATACCATGAACTTAATATCCTTAAACGTAATGTTAAAGAGGGTATGAAGGATGGAGTAGTTGCTGGTTACATAGATGACCATGAATTCAAACTTAACTCTACTACTAAGGAACTCGGTAATATCGAGAAGCCTTGGAATATGAACCAACAATCTGTAGCAAATGGGTTGGGAGTTAATGGCTCTATCATTGGGGTATCATCTACTACTGGTGAAGGTGCAACGGGTATAATGCTGTCTAAGATGATTAGCCAGTTAAAAAATATCCAAATGCTTGTAGCTTATGTATTGGACCGACTTTATTCTCTAGAACTGCGTTTGGCAGGCTTTAATAATAAGGGAATGAAGATTGATTGGGGAACTTCTACAGTTTCTGATGAAGTTAAAATCCAACAAGGTCTTCAGTATAAGATACAGAACCTTGACTTATTGTATAAGGCAGGTATCATTAGCCAAGAGCAATATGCTTGGGCAATGGGTTATGATTCACCAGATGAAAAGGAACCAAGAGTTTCACTTGAGGACCAATTTGCTAAGGGTGGTAATATAGACCCACAAGAGGGTACCAAGAAGAAACAAAGGCAGGATGATAAAAACCAATCTGCTCGTAGGTCAAGAGATAAGACAAACCCGGCTCCTTCTCGAGGAGACCAAAATACTAAAGCAAGATGAGTAAATTCACAAAGAAAAACAAAGAGCATCTTGATTCTATGGTGATAGGTCAAGGCCATACCATTATGGCTGGGTATATCCCAGAAGCAGTGGGAGCCAAGGCTTTCTCAGAGAATTATTACAAATGGAAAAACCCTACACCGGATTCCATTGCTCAATTTGGATTTTGGGGAGGGGATATAGATTATAATACTTATTATCCCAACCTGGACAAATCGGAATTAACTCCTAAGGACGAAGAGTTTATCGAACCTATGTTCCGATTACTTTCGGAAACAATCGTATCGAAAAATTGGAATCCTACAGACTTCGGTCAAAATGGAGTACTAAAGGCTTCTATGAAGATGCTGCTTGGTCAAACAGTAAACTGTGACCATGAAACAAACATCGGTAATGCTATTGGAGCTGTATCACAAGTAATGTGGCAGGAATCTTATAAAGACGGTAGCTTTACTATACCAGCAGGTATCAACGGTATTCTGAAGATTGATGGTAAGGCAAATCCAAGAATTGCTCGAGGAATTCTTATGGAGCCACCCTCAATTCATAGTAATTCGGTTACTGTACAATTTAAGTGGGATAAATCCCATCCCCAAATGGAAGATAACGAATTTTATCAGAAACTGGGTACTTATGACTCTAAGGGAGTTATGGTACGTAGAATTGTTACTGAAATTGTTCGTTACCTTGAGACCTCACTAGTTTCACATGGTGCTGATTCATTTGCCCAGAAAATTGGTTCGGATGGTAAAATCATTAACCCAACCTTTGCCAAAAGAACTTGGGCATCTTATGAAGAATACAGAGATGATAAATCGAAGCAATACTTCTTTACTGATTATAAATCAGATTTAACATCATATCAAGAAAAGAACGATACTCAGGGTTCTTTTAATGATAATGATGCCAATGATAATCATTCAAATAAAAATAACATGAACGAAGAATTACTAAAATTTCTTGAAAGCCTTTTCGGGGATAATATGCTTACCCTGGAAGAAGGTAAAGAGATGAATCAGGAAAATGTAATTGCCTGCATTCAGACTTTGGTATCATCCAGAAACGAATTGCAAACTTCGGTAGATAATCTTACTACAGAGAAAACTTCTCTTACGGAACAGATTACCAACTTGAATGCCGAAGTAGCTAACTTGAAGGAAATGGCAACCGTAGGAAAGAATCACATTGCTTCTCTCCGTGAAAATGCCGTAGAAACCTACAAGAAGTTAATGGGTGATAAGGTAGATGAGACAATCGTTACGATGCTCAATGCCGAGACTACTGGTATTACTACTCTTATTTCCTTGACCAAGGATTACCAAGCTCGCTTGGAAGAGAAGTTCCCTCTCACTTGCTCAAAATGTGGTTCTAAGGACGTCAACCGTGCTTCCTCAATTGCTGAGGATGATACCGAGGGTAAAACTGGAACCCAGGGTACTGATACCCAACGGAATTCAGAATCTCCGAGTACTAAGAATGTAATCGATAACTTGTATCGAAACAAAATCAAATAACTAATATAAATAATCCGCGTTATGGAAAAAACTAAAATCGTAAACGACCCTCAGCAACTTACTCTCTTTGGGGAAAGAACCCCGAGAGCGGTGATTTACAAAAGTGAGTCACACAAATTGCACCAGGCTTTCAATGTTAAAGCTGGAGAGAAAATCGTACAGGGTATGCCAGTGGCTTTGAATGAAGAAGGTTTGATTTACCCTTGCACTGATACAGCTACTCAAGTTTATTTGGGTGTAGCAGTAACGGATAACGTTAACCCTGCTTATCAACCTCAAAGAAATTTCCCGGTAGAGGTAACAGTAGCTATGGAAGGTTACATGATTTGTAACTGGGTATCAAACGAAAATATCGAAGCTGGCTATGTAACTCCCGATGGAGAATTGCTTAACGATAGATTCGTAAAAGCTAACCAAGCAACTTCAACCCAGTTCATTGCCCTTAATCCAGCAGAAGAGGCAAATGAGGTAATTCAAGTACTCATCAAATAAGAGAAAAGAAATTATGGAAAATAAAATAGATATTACAAAGTTGAAGGCTCAGGATTTTATGAATGAGCTGCCGGAAATGGTAAGAAGCTTGGAAGCTGTTCGTTCCGGTTCACAGGACAAGAAGCCTGTAGAGGTAACTTTTGGAGAATTGGTTACCGGTAAATGGGGTATTTCAGAAGATGAACTTTTTGAAAAGATGGGCATCAATCCAAAAGTGGACACGATGCAGAACATCTTTACAATGCCTCAACAGAATGTTCGTTGGATTGTTCCGGAAATCATCCGTGCTGCTATCACATTGGGTATGCGCCAGGCTCCGTTCTATCCGAACATCATTGCATCTGACCAACCAATCAATGGTTTGCAAGCAATCATGCCGATGGTTAACATGTCGGATGCTGCCCCTGCAAAGGTTAATGAGGCAGAAACTATCCCATTGGGTGATGTTAGCTTCGGACAGAAATCAGTTAGCCTCTTCAAAATCGGAAAAGGTTTCAAACTTACTGATGAAGTTCGTAACTATGTTTCACTCGATGTCTTGGGAATCTACCTTCGTGATTTTGGTGTTCAGTTGGGTTATGCTCTGGATACTTTGGCTATGGACGTTGCTATCAATGGTAACAACCCTGATGGCTCTGAGTCTGCCCCGGTAATCGGTGTATACGAAACAACTAACGGTATCACTTACAAAGACCTTCTGCATATTTGGGTACGTGCTGCTCGTATGGGACGTAACTTCCAAACTATGATTGGTGGTGAAGACCAGGCAATCGAAATGCTGAACTTGCCGGAATTCAAGGATCGTCACTCTGGTACTACAGAAGCTACCCTGAATGTTAAGTCTCCTGTTCCCAAGAATGCTGACTTCTACATTCACCCGGGTACACCCGACCAACAGTTGCTGTTGATTGATACATCTGCTGCCTTGATTAAGCTTACTGCTCGTCAGTTGATGCTTGAATCTGAAAGAATCGTTTCTAACCAGACTCAGGCAATCTATGCAAGCTTGACTACTGGCTTCTCTAAGATGTACCAGGATGCAACTCTGTTGCTGGCTGCTGACAAGAAGTTCTCAGAATTCGGTTTCCCCGAGTTCATGAACGTAGACCCCTATTTGATGGTTAACCTAGAATAATAAGGGACGTCCGGTTTCATCTATATAAATTCCCTGAGAGGGTAGGTAACTAAAAAGACCTATCCTCTCTTTAATCATTTTTAAATTTTAGGAAATATGGCTAAAGATAAATATACAGTAACTGTGGGACCAAGAGCTTACAGTTTTCATGACCAATCAACTGGTATTACCGTTTGTAGAGGAGAAGACAAGGAACTCTCTCGTCGTCAATTCCGTGCACCAAAGATTCAGAAGGCAATTGCCTCTGGCCATCTGATTATCATTGCTGATAAATCAGAAATCGAAAAGTATTCAGAGGCCGACATCGAAAAGTTGGATAAGAGACTGAATGCTCAGTTCAAGAAAGGCATGACTCTTGAAAAACTTGCAAAGGGCTATTCCCTGGAAGAACTGAAACTGGTAGCAGGTCTTCATGAAATCGTTGCCGAGAAAGATGATACAGTAGAAACACTTCTCCAGGCTTTGCTGGAAGAATTCGAATCCTCTTCTAAAGGGTAATATATGAAAATTACATAAGACAGACTAATATGAATAACAATCTGGACTTTTTGTACGTTACGTCAGGTCTGGAAGTTTCATTCAGAGTCATATCCAAAGTCCCGGCCAAATCTATTTTTGACTGGGACTTTGGCGATGATAAGGGAGAGGTTTTCAATGGTGGAAGACATGTTTCCTATTCTTATGAAACTCCCGGTTTCTATACCGTAACATTACATGTAACTAACTCTAGCGGTTTAGATATCACCGTAGATAAGACTCTGGTAGTTTGTGATTATGGGCATACGGCATTAGCCGATACAATATATAACTTAATCGACCATTATATCCCTTCAGAAATATCCGATGGGATGACCAGGGAAGAGAAATCTATTTACATCACTAAGTGGCAATATTACATTGGACCTCTAGTAAACCATACAATTGCACCCGATAAGTATACGGATGAATTATGGTATGAAGCACTAGAAAACCAATTAATAATGGAATTGGCAGCATGGGATTTTCTCAATGTGAAGATACTTAATCTATTAACGAGTACTTCCGAATACTTAAGTCAATTAACCTCTACCAAAGAACAAACTGGTGATGGTACTTCTAAACCTGAACTTGCTCGTGGTGATAGGATAAAACAAATCACTACTGGGCCCACTGAAGTGCAATATTATGATACCTTGGCAGATGCTACAAGTTCCCTATGGAAAACACTTTCTCAAGCAATGCAACCGGGTGGATTAATAGATGAATTAAGAAAGAACCTTTGTATGTTAGCTTCACGATTGGAAATCTACTTACCGTTCTGTGATGAAGTATTCAGAACCGTAGTTCCCAAAGTAGTTAACAGAAGGCAACCTGGAGTATTAGATGGACCCAACCCAAGTGCTCCAGTAAAAGGTGGTAAGAAATCAATCTTAACTAAGTTATGACAAAAGAACCCTGGAGAATGGTAAAGAACCGCTCTTGGGATAGATACAAGAAAATTATCACTGACTTCTTAGATTGGGATGCTGGTAGACAAACCATAACTTGGGCCAAACATGTTAATCAGCTTCTCAGTCATGCCGAAGACAGTATACCTAAATATTATAACATCCAAATCGAAGCATTGTGTTACTACAATGCTTTCAGAAACTGGCCTATCAACAAGGCAACCGTCTCAGGAGAATTGGATGACGAAAACTTATCAATACTAATTTCTAAATCTTATATAGAACAAATCGGTTATCTTACACCGGAGGGTTATTGGGATTTTAATTGGGAACAAGATAGGTTTGTAATTAATGGTATAACGTATAAGCCTTCTGGAGATACTCAGACTGCTCAGGCAAAGGATGAGGCTTTAGTTTTCATGATTATCCTAAAGAGAGACCGAGATACCAAAATCGAATTTGTAGATTAAAAATTAAGTATATGGCAAAGATGTTAGTACTGAGGTGGACCCCAATTACTACTTCCAGTGGAATCTGGTTTGATAGTAATCTGGTTATCCTTAATGGTACATCTGGAGTTCATATTGAAATGAAAGGTAATGGCAACGATGTAACGGCATTTCAATCGATGACCGGAAACAAATTTGTCACCTGCTTTCAAGATTACTTCGGTGATATCTGGGATAAAATAATACCTCATCCTGGTATAGGCCAGGTAATGAAATTCCGTGTAAATAAGCTTCCCGATTATGCTTGCATACGGGGGGATATAGAAGACGGTGGAGATGTAGATCCTGAAAATCCGAATATACCAATGAATGCCTTCTGTGGTTCAGAGGGAGAACCATTCAGGGATATAGATTCGGAATTCTTACTGGGTCGTCAACGTTCAGTAATTAATCCTTAAATTTTATAAATATGTATGTAAGTAAATATTACACCTGCGAAGAGATTGACCAGCGGTTGTTACAGGGTTACTATGATGACTTTGTTCGTGCTGGCTTTGGGGGAACTATAAATGAGTTCTGGGCTTTCGTACTTTCTATCAAAAATAAGGTAGATAAGAAGGAAGGATATGACTTATCTAAGAATGACTTCACTGATGAGTTAAAAGCTAAACTTGATGGCATTGAAGAACATGCAAACTACATCACTAAGATATCTCAGCTTGAAAATGACTTAAAGTATCAAACTGAGGAAGAAGTTAAACAGATGATTAGTGATTTGGTTGATGGTGCAGATGATGCTCTTGATACTCTTAAAGAGTTAGCAGAAGCTTTGGGTAATGACCCCAACTTTGCAACTACTATCACTAATAAATTAACCGACCTTCGTACTGCCTTAACTGAAGAGGTTAATCGGGCTAAGGAAGCTGAAGCTGCCTTGGGTGCTGCAGTAGCCGCAGTTCAGGATAACCTCGAATATGGGTTAGACCAAATCAATAAGAAGATTGATACGGTTAAGGCAGACTTAAAAGCTGAAATCGACAGAGTTGAGAAGAAGGTAGATAAGAATGCCGAAGACATCAAAGACCTTGAAGATAAGGTAAATCAAGGTAATGGTGAACTTGAGAAGGAACTCAAGGATCTTATCCAAAAGGAAAAAGATGAACGTATTGCTGCCGATAATGAGATTAAGGAAAGTGTAAATGACCTTAAAACTCTCCATATCAATGATAAGGCATCCCTTGAGTCAAAGATTGCAGAAGAAACTGCAAATCGTACTAACGCAGATACTGTACTGGATTCTAAGATTAACGAAGAAATCACTAATCGCCAGGCAGATACTTTAGCTCTTCAAGGTAAAATTGACCAAGAGAAGGTAGACCGTCATTCTGAGGACCAAGTTCTTCACAATGAAATCTCTAAAGAGGTAACAGACCGTACCAATGCAGATAATGCTCTTCAAGGTAATATTGATAAAGAAGTTCAGGCCCGTACTGTTGCAGACCAAGTATTACAGAACAATATCGATTCAGAGGCTACTACTCGTGCTGCTCAGGATTTAGTTCTTGAACACAAAATCGAAGATGTAAAAGAGCAGGGTGTAGAAGACAAGGAGCAATTGCTTAATGCTATTGCTGCCGAGGCTGCTGCTAGAGAAAAAGGTGATAAAGATCTTGATACTAAGAAAGTAGATAAACGTGAAGGCTATTCTTTGACTAAGAATGACTTTACCGATATACTCAAAGCTAAACTTGATGGAATTGAGGAAAAGGCAAATTATATTACGCATCTTTCTCAGCTTATCAACGATTCTGGTTTCCAAACTGAGGAAGAGGTAAATGCAGCTATCCAAAAGATTATTGGTTCTGCTCCAGAAGTACTTGATACTCTTAAGGAAATTGCTGATGCCCTTGGAAATGACCCCAACTTTGCTGCTACCATTACCAAGAAATTGGCTGCAATCACAGAACAGGTTAACCAAGAAATCGAAGACCGAATTGCGGGTGATGAGGCAAACAGTGCTGAGGTAGCTGCTGAAGTTCAAGCTCGTAAGGATGCTGATACAGCTCTTGAAACTAAACTGAAAGAATATGTAGACAATAAGTCTGCTATTGGTGATGCTGCTCTTGGAGTTGTAAAAGACAATCTTAACAAGGAAATCCAAGACCGTAAAGATGCAGATGCCGCAATTCAATCTAGCTTGGATAAAGAGATTGCCGAAAGAAAGACTGCAGATGAAGCCTATACTCAAAGTCTGGCTAACGTTAACCAACGTATTTCAGACTTGGCATTGAGTATGCAAGAGTCTATCAATACATTGCGTAATGAGCTTACTGAGCAGGTAAATGCAAATACTACTGCTATTGCCACTAACCAACATAGTATTGAAAGAAATTCAGAGGCAATCACAAACTTAACTAAGACTGTAGGTGATAACTACAAGGAAGTTAAGGATATGATTAACGAAGAAATCATTGATCGTACTAATGCCGATAGTGCCTTGAGTTCTCGTATCGATACTCTCAATATCGACCTTAATACTGAGAGTGTAGAAAGAAAGGCTGCCGACCAAGTTCTCCAGGTTAACTTAGATAAAGAAGTAGCAGACCGTACTGCAGCTGATAAAGCTTTGAGTACTGAGTTTACTGCTAAGTTGGATAATACCAAACAAGCTTTGGAATCCGAAGTAGGTAATATTAACACTAAGCTTGAACAAGAAAAGGAAAATCGTATTGCTGGTGATAATGCTTTGGGAGTTCGTATTGATTCTCTAGAGGCAGGTAATACCGATGCTATGAATGAACTAAAAGCAAAGGTAAATGCCAACACTACTGCTATTAATGCAGAGAAAGACCGAGCAATTGCCAAAGAGACTTCTCTTGAGGCCAAGATTGATACCAACCTTCAGAATCACAAGGATGATATGGCTGGTATTAATAAGGATATCCTTACCGAAAAGAATGACCGCTTAGCTGGAGATACTTTACTTCAAACCAATATCGATAAAGAATCAACTGAAAGAGCTAATCAAGATACTCTTATCAGTAATGCTGTTGCTCAGGAGAAAGCAGATAGAATTGCTGCAGACCAGGCAATGGACGATAAGAAGGTAGATAAGGTAGATGGCAAGGTACTTTCTTCAAATGATTTCACTGACTTGCTGTATGCCAAGTTGGATGGCATTGAAGAACATGCAAACTACATCACTAAGGTTTCTCAGTTATTAAACGATTCTGACTTTCAGAATGCAGAACAAGTAGAGGCTGCAATCCAAAAGATTATTGGTTCAGCCCCTGAAGTATTGGACACTTTGGCAGAGATTGCTAAGGCTCTCGGTGATGATCCCAACTTTGCAGCAACTATGACTGCTAAGCTTACAGAGTTGGAGAATAAGCTTGAAGCCGAAAAGAACTTACGAGAACAGGGAGATAATACTTTACAACAATCATTCACTAACCTGAGTAATACTCTTACTACTACGGTAAATGAGCTGAGAACTTTTGTAAGTGAAACTCGTACAGAGTTGTTAACTTCCCTGAATGCTACTAATGCTCTGGTAACTCAGAATACTGCTAATATCCAACGTAACCTGGAATTAATCCAGGGTATTCAGGATAATATCAATGGTAATTATACGGCCATTACGGATCTGTTAAATAACGAAATTGCTGCTCGTAAAGCTGAAGATATTCGGTTGGAAGCAAAGATTGATCAGAATACTTCTGACCTTAATACAGAGAGAGAGGAAAGAAAGGCCGCAGATAAAGTTCTCCAGGATAACATCGATGCAGAAGAAGCTGCCCGTATTGCTGCCGATACAGCTTTGGGTAAACGTATCGATAAAGAAATTCAGGACAGAACCGATGCTGATACTGCCTTAGATAATAAATTCACTAACATTACCGATGACCATGAAGAAAGATTGGAAGCTGAAGAAGGTACTTCCGATGCTTTGCCAGACACCATGGTTACCGATGTTAGTACTGTAACCCGAACAGATACTCAGCTTTCTTTCAAAGTAAAGACTTCAACCAAGGATAAGGCAAATAACCAATATGGTGAAGAAGTAGAAGCTACCAAGAATTTACTTCCGGTAACTCAAACTCTTGCTGGAGTTATGTCTGCAGCAGACAAGGTTAAGTTAGATGGGTTAGACCCAAATTCTTTAACTGATCTCTCTGCAGCTTCTGATGCTAATAAGGTAACAGTAACCGTAACTAAGGATAACGGTTTGAATGCTGATACTACCGAAACTTTCGATTTGCCTCAGGTATCGGCTACTAAGGCTGGTACGATGACTGCGAAAGATAAGGTAGAATTGGATAGAATCTCTACTGCTAACTTTGCCCTTGGTGCAGTAACTCCCAATGAAACTACTGTTGGCATAGCTGCTACTAAGACCGTAGTTGAAGATGGTACAGTAGAACAGAATCCTATTACATTGCCTGCCTCTACTACAGAGAAAGCTGGTGTACAAACTGCAGCAGATAAGAAGCTGTTTGATTCTATACCAGATAATATTATTATCTTATCTGGTGATAAACCAGTTGAGGTAGGTCAACAAAGCAGTCATGTTACTTTAACTCATAATTTCTCTTCTAAAAAAGAAGAGGGTATTTATACTCATGAGCCTGAAGATTATAAGACTACTTATATCCCAGCAGCTACTACAGAGAAAGCTGGTGTAATGACCGCCCAAGATAAAGTTAATCTGGATGAGACATTACCCAATGCTATTGCTCAAGAGGTTCAGGACCGTAAAGATGCTATCGAAGCTTTGGACGGTAAATCAGAAGCCGCTCTTGCTCAAGAAGTAGCTGATAGAAAAGCTGCAGATACTGCTTTAGATACCAAGTTTACTAAAGCTGTAAACGATGAAGCAACTGCTCGTACTTCTGCTGATACTGCATTGGGTGCAAGGATTGATAAGGAGATTGCCGATAGAACTGCGGCAGATACTACCCTTGAAACTAAGTTACAGAATAATATTAATACTCTAGAAGCTAAACATGATGCCTTTGTAGCAACTAAGGGTAAGGCTGATGGCTTTGCTCCATTGGATGGGAAGGGGTTAGTACCTGCTAACCATTTGCCTTCATATGTAGATGATGTACTTGAAGTATATGCTACCTATGATGTAAGCCCCACTGGAGGTCTTACTAATGTTCAATTGTATACGGATGCAGGTCACCAAACTCCCGTAGTTGGAGAATCTGGTAAGATTTATATAAATGTTGCCGATGGTGAACCTCCATACCAATTCCGTTGGTCAGGTACTAAATTCGTAGACAGTAATACTTCGTCTCTTATCATTGGGGAAATCGCAGGTACTGCTTTCGAAGGTAGTAGAGGTAAGCATCTTGAGGATGTGGTATCTAGCATGCCTAAAAATTTAATTAGTAAGGTTTCAATAGCTAACAAAAATAAGCGTAATGTTATTATCTTATGTAACTATTCTGCTACGGATGGTCAAGGGCATTACATTGATAAACCCGATGGGATGGTAATCCCTCTAACCCCAGCCACTACTCAAGAAGCTGGTCTGATGGATGCCGATAGTGTAATAAAGCTTAATCAAACCTTACCAGATGCTATTGAAGCTGAACAAGAGGCCCGTATTGCAAAAGATAATGCTCATGATACCTTTAATAGTTCTCTTCCAGGAATTATTCTTACTGGATTCACTCTTACCCATAATTCAACTAATGTAAGAGCTACTCTTAATAATAAAACTAAGAGTGCAGAGGGTAAGACTTATGAAGGTGCTACAGATTTAATTAGAGATATACTTGCAGCAACTAAGACTACTGCAGGTGTAATGACTGCAGCAGATAAGACTAACTTGGATAATACCGTACAGGGGTTGGCAAATGAGATTACCAATAGAACTAATGCCATCAATGCTCTTCGTACAGAATTGAAAACTTACGTTGACGATTTGATTGCCGATACTGGTTCAGATGTAACTGCCTTAGAAACTAAGGTAAATAATCACATTGCCAATAAATCTAATCCTCATACAGTTACTAAAACTCAGGTTGGATTGGGTAATGTTAATAATACTTCTGATGCTGATAAGCCAGTATCTACTGCTCAAGCTACTGCTATTGCTGATGCTAAGGCTGCAGGTACTACTGCTCAGACTTCTATCAATAGTCATGCAGGTAGAAAGGATAATCCTCATACAGTAACTAGAGCTCAATTGGGATTGGCAACTACTGACCAGGTAGTATTTGCTAAGACTACTGCTCCTTCCGGTTTCTGGAAAGAGTCTTCCGATGAAAGATTGAAATCTAACATCAAACCATTAACCCATACTTTGGAACAGATTTGCAGTATACCTACAGAATCCTTTATCATGGATGGTAAGGAAGATGAAGGTACCATTGCACAAGGTTTGGAAGCAGCAGGGTTTAACCATTATGTGGAAGAAGACCCAAGAACTAAGGATTCAGTTCCTAATCCTGAGGAATTCGAAACGGTTGTTATCGACGGTGAAGAATATGTATTGGTAAAACAAGTTAAGTACCATAAGATGTCTACTCTGGCAATCGAAGGTATTAAACTTCTTTACGAAGAGATTAAGGCTTTGAAGGCTGAAATCTCAGAACTCAGAAATCTTAAAGATGTAGATTAATATGGGAGAGATAGCAACATGGAGTGCTGTCAAAACTAAAGTAGGCCTTGGTAAGACAGGTAATGACTGCCCTACCAAGGCTGAATTGTTAGCACTCGCCTCTACAGGAACGGGGGAAAGTTACGTTGGCTTGGAAATCTCCAATGCTAGTTCCTATGGTAATAACGAAGCTGTTAAACTCGAAGATATTCATAAGGTAACTTATAAGTATACATTCACTTTGAGATACTCCAGTATAAGTTTTGATGCTTTAGGTAACCCCAGTAGTTCTAATTTTGGTTTTGAGTTTACCAGTACGAAGCAGAAATATTGGGATAATGTAGCTAATGGGTCTGCTGTTAGTGTTAATTACGTAATAAACAGTAAACCAAGTTGGATTACTAACTATAGTAAGCCGGCAGATGGAAAGCCTTGGAAAGCTTCAGAGAATCTAGACCTAACCTCAAGGTCTGGTAAGGGGTTGGCTACTCAATCTGAATCTGGTAAAACCGTGGAATTCACATTTACCCAGGCAGCAGCATCTCAAAGTTGGTCTCAAACATTCTCAGTGAATCCCACTTCTCTGTCTTTTGGGGCAACTGGAGGAACAAAAACATTTACTGTAACCTCTTATAAACAAGAATACCGAAATGGACATACCTATGGTAATCAAATTCCCTTAAGTTATACCAGGGCTAATACCGGAGTTACCGGTACTGGTACTTCAGTAACTATGGCAAATAATACTTCTACTTCGGCAAAGTCGGGTAGTGTAGTATTAACTCAGGCAGAAACCAATAAGAAACTAACTATCAGTTGTTCTCAATCTGCAGGTTATAGAACCTATAGTGAAATCACTGTAAGTGGAGGAAGTGTATCCGATATACCTGCAAGTGGAGGAAGTAGAAGTTCATTCTCAACTATGCCCTCATATTCTCAGACTTGGGGATGGAATGGTTCTACAACTGGAGGAGGCACAATTACAAGCGGTGCTAGCATTAGTTATGGTACTGCAGTTAGTGCAGGTTCTTTGGGAACTACTGCAAAGGCTAGAACAAGGGTAGGCTCCCTTACTTGTACTGTATCTCTGAATGGTAAATTGAAATCTATAACTCTCGATGTATACCAGGCAGAGAATAAAATTACCAGTACTACTGATGGTACACCAGTAATAAGCTTATCTGCAAGTTCATACTCTATCTCTAATTCAGGAGGTAGTGTTAATATTTATGCCAGTGTAAGTATACCTACTACCAACCATTGGAGTTCAGGGTCAACAAGTGCAGGTTCTTCGAAGAGTGCTACACCTACGGTTAGTGCAAGTGGTACTGGTTTTAGTTTGAATGCTGCTAAGACGGTACTTACTGCTACGGAGAACTCGGGTACTTCAAGTAGAAGCTGTGTAGTAACTGCATCCTATAGTGGGGCAACTACTAAGACAATCACAGTTACACAGAGTGCTGCTTCAGTATCTTATAAGTATTACTTGGCATTCACTTCCCCTACTGGTTCAAGAACTACCACTAGAACCGGATTGTCAGCTTTGGGAGGTAATAACTTTACAGTTGATGTAGCTTATTCTTTTAAGACTAAGGTAATAAATGGTTCTGAGGTAAGTACAAGATATCCCTTGGCTTTAACCGTAACTTCAAAACCAAGTTGGGTTACAAATGTAGCCATTACAACACTATCCAGTGATAATGGAACCTATGGGTTAACCTTAACCTTAACGGAGAACATCGTAGAATCAACAAGGTCAGGTACCATTAAATTAAGGCAAGCAGAAAACGATGATGAGGGTTGGGAGCTTACAGTCAACATAACTCAGAATGCTGCAACAATTACTTATGAATACGTATTTAATTTGGGGTAATAAAAATACAACACCATTCTGTATTTAATGTATAATTAACCTAAGTATTAATCTTTAAAACCTTACAATTATGGGAGTAGAAGTAAAAGGTGCCGGCGATGGCGTTGTAATCGCGGAAAGAGGTTGTAACGATGGTTGCGGATGTAGAGATCATTCAGGATGGGGCTCTGGTTGGGGAGCCGTGGGTGGTGCATTGGTAGGTGGTGGCTTTGGTGCTGCTGCAGTTTCCGTATGGGACAAAATCAATGACACAAAAGCTGATATTCAGAAAGTAGAAGCTACGGTTCAAGAAGCAAAGGCAGGTATCTACAAAGATATCTCTGATGCTGCTCGTGGAGTTACTCAAGAAATCAGTGGGGTAGCAAAAGATGTTGCCGGTGTTGGTAGAGAAATCCTTAACAACCGTTTCACTACGGAAAGAGGTCTTTGCGATTTGGGTTACAAAACTAATTCGGATATCCGAGATTCTCGTGACCAAATGGGCGCAGGCTTCAACCGTGTTATGGATCGTCTCTGCCACATGGAACACCAACAGTCGGATTGCTGCTGTGAAACCAAAGGCTTGATTAAAGAAGTAAAATCTGACTTGGCTCTTCAGTTGGAACGTTGCTGCTGTGACCTCAAGAATGGCCAACAGGAAATCAAGTGCCTCATCGAGAACACTGCTAAAGACACCGAGATTGCTCGCCTCAATCGAGTGATAGATGCTCAGAGAGACCAGAACATCGTCAATCAAGTGGTAGCTGCCTTGAAGACCGGTACTACAACGCCAGCTTAGTAATTTAAAATACCAAGATGATTAAAGGAGTGCATCTGTTTTTAGGTGTACTCCTTTTTTCGTTTTAACTCATTAAACTAAGGAATTATGGAACAAGAACAACTCACCGAATTCAAGATACAATTAGCTCTACCTGCTCCCAATATAGAGATTGCACAAGAAGTAGCAAACAAAGCTCAGGTACTCATAAATCAATTTGGATACTATCAATTCTTAAACCTGGTAGACTTCATGCAAAGGAATCCAGGTGCAGTTTCATTTGGTTTAAACTTAATAAATAAAAGATGATTATGGACGAAAGAACATTGATTTTCCAAAAGGTACAGAAAGGTGAAATGATTTTCACATTAGAAAAAGACAGACGGTCTGGTTATCCTATTTTTGATACAGCAAGAATCGTAAAGGTAGGAGAAAGTAAACCAATGGCCTCTGGTGCTAAAGACGGCTTTGTTAATAGTGTCGAATTGGTAATCCAAGATTCGGTATCACAACTCACCGTATACTTGCCATCACAATCTGATGAAGGTATTTATAATGGTGTATATTATACTACCGATGTAGTGAATATAATTAATGAGGTTACTATGCAGAAACATAATGCCTTGAATATACTTAACAATCGACCAAAGTTTGAGGCAATTGTTTCTGAATGCGATAACATTCTCAATTCAATTAACCAATCACCTTCTGCTCCAAGTAAACCTGCTCCAGGGTTTGAGGAGTTCCGTCAATACATGGACCAACGAATATCCACTCAAGAGACTCTGTTACAGAGAATTGCTCAGGAGCTGGGATTGGATAAACCTAAACAACAGTAAGAATTATGCCAAGTAAGTCGGTTAATATTACACTATTGACTCCAGTTGGCCCTCTAGAAATATACGTAGATAAACGAGAACAAGCTCGTGCAGAAAGGTTGATTGCCAAAACTCCAAGTATCTTAACCGAAGGCTATGCGAAAGGTACAGAAAAGTTTGGTAATCAACTTCTTCGTATAGTAAGACGAAGTTTGAATACGGGTGTTCCACCACCCGGTACCCATACTTCTTGGCCAAAACATGCTCCAGGTACTGTAAAGAAATATGGGGAGCATACTCTATTACGACTCACGGGTCAATATGCTAAATCCGTTACTGTAGTAAAGACCAAGAATAGAACTTTCGTTGGTTTACCAATTGGAATCAAGAAGATTACCTATACTGGTAAGACTTCAAGAAAGACTTTGAATCAGATAGCTATCATGTTAGAGTATGGTAGCAGAGATGGTAATTTACCACCTCGTCCTCTATGGGGTCCTGCTTATAAAGCTGCTGGTGGAAAAGCAGCTTTACAAAAGGAGATACGTAATGCGGTTAGAAATGAATTAAGGAAAGTAAAATAGTATGTCGGATTTCGAAATATCTTCTTTATCAGGGACTGGTCCTGCTACTATTAGAGTGAAGCCTAAAGCAGCTAATGAATCAGAATCTAATAAAGAACAAGTAATAAAAGTGATAGTTCAGGGAGTAGAAAGGGAAGTTACTTTTACACAAAAGGGAAAACCCCAAGTAGTAGAAACTTGGAAGCCCTTCCTTACTATTTCACCTGACAGTGATAGTTATACTTTTGATGGTACCAAAAGGCTTGAGATTTGGGAAATATTAGTTTATAGTTATGAACAAAAATATATTGGTGGTGAACCTCAAGAAGAATATAGAGCCTTAGATTGGACTGTTGAAAATTCCTTGGATTGGTTAAATATAACCAAAGAGATTGGGGAGGGTAATAATGCTGGAAAATTAACAGTTAAGACTCTCTCTTATAACAACGAGTATGAGGCAAGCACTTATAATCCGAAGGAAAGAAGCGGTGTTATACGAATAGTATCTCAGGCTGGTACGAAAGATATAACTATAAAACAATCTCCTGGTAAAAGAACTACTGAGTATGGTTTTGAACCAACTCCTAATATACCATTTCCAAATATTGGGCAAGGTAGTAATACTGCTTCTATTAGGGGTGTAAAGGGATACCAATACTACCATATCAATGGTTATGAAGTGGCTAAGTTTATAAAACAGTTTAAGATAACAGACATTAGTAAAACCATAGAGGGTACTATTCCTTCTCCAGGGACGGACCCTATACCATTTAAAGTATGGCTTACCGATTACCCCTCTAATATAAGTACTACTTGGGTTAGTGAATTAAATTGTACTGGCCATCTTGAAACCCGTATATCAGGGCTTGGTGGTGTGGTTGTAGTATATAATGGAGTTATAAATGATACTGGCTACCCTGAAGTTCAACTAACAATTAGATTAGGAAATTAATGGTAAATTCAGAAGAGATAGTAGAGAGAACTTTTTATATCTCTTTACTAAGTACAATGTTAGAAATGGGTCTAACTTTGAATCCAGAAGACTTCTTACCTTTGTCTCAAGAAAACGAAAAAAGATTTCAAGAGGCGATTAAGAATATGAAGAAGTTTATACCCCTATTTGGTATCGGGAATAATCAAGTGAAAGGACCTAAAACTCTCCCAAGGATAACCATAGAATTACAGGGTTACTATGCGGGAGATATTGGTGTGAATAAATACATCATTGGTGATAAACTAGAAGATGGTAATTATCAAGCTTCTGAATTCCCTTACGAAACTAAGGATATCACTATTGATGTACATCTAGTTTCTCAAACTCAAGCCGATATGAGATTACTTCATACAATCTTATATACTGGCTTACCTGCTAGAGGATACGTAAGACCTTATTTCAATGACTTAGAGGAATGGGACAAGGGCAGGCTTGCACCAACCGGAAACTTATTCATTGAAATTGGTAATTACTATGACCATCCTGATGTAGAACATGGAATACTTGAAAAGGTATATACTTACGTATGTAAAGATGGTATTCTTCCAGAAAAACCATTGGAAGAGGATATACTTACCCCTATTCAGGATATTTCAGTTCTCATCGGGTTGTTAGAACAAAATGAAAATGAAATGTTAGAGTTAAAAGTACCTAAGGTATAGGTACAATACTCTAGGGTATAAATTAAACGAGTAATTAACTTTAATCACAATAGAATTATGCCAACTTCACCTCATGTTGATTTTAAGTTTAAGAACAACAATGTTCTTCAAACTACTCCTATGTTAGGAGTTTCTTGTGTATTGGCTAGAACTACTAAGGGCCCTTATGATGACCCATCAGAAATCATCTCTACATTCTCTCAGTTCCAAAGAATCTATGGTTCTGAAATTGTACCAGATGGTTCTGTATCAAATATCGAAAAGGCTTTGCAAGGTGGTTCTAAGCTTCGTGTTATTCGAGTGCTTGGTAAGGGAGCTACTCAAGGTACAGTAGCTGCAACTGCAGGTAAAGCTAAAACAGTTGCTAAATCCGAAGAGGAAGGTATAGTACCTGCTTCTGCTACTCCAGACCCTGCTACTCCTGCAGCATTGATAACCATTGCTTCTGGGGGAACTACTTATAGTTTGGGATTGGTAACCAAAGGTTATGGAGACCCAATCGGTAGTACTGATACCTTCCAGGTAGGTTTCTATAAACAATCCAATACCTTGTATTATAGAATCTATTCAGGCAATGGCCAGGTACTTGAACAAGGTCCGGTAGTAACTTATAAAACTGCCGATGATAACAATAATACTTCGGTAGATTACCTTGCTCTTAGTGCCTTTGCTAAGAACTCAGAGTATATCAAACCGGTAGTAGTTGCTGGTTCATCTTTTGAGAACTTAATAAAATGGCTTACCGATAGTGTAGATGGTACAAAAAATGCCGTTACTGTAACAGTTGGGGGAGCAGCTCCTTCCGATACCGAGAAACTATTTACCGGTACCGTAGGTAGTGCTGGTTCTAACCCTACTGCCGATGAATGGATCGCTTCATTGGATTTAGTAAGGGACTACACTGACTTTTACCAATTATTCATTTCTCATATCTCTCAACATCTTACTACTGATGCTGACGTACTCAAGGTATATAAGGCTGCTGCAGATATGGCAAAAGAATTGATGGAATGGGTACTGTACATAGAAGTCCCAAAACACTTAACCCATTACACTCAGGGTACTCAACCAAGAGACTATAAAGCTCAGGTTACTTGGGTACAGGCTTGTCTTGGTACCGTGGGTAATTCCAAGTACATTGCTTACTTTGGAGGTGGCCTTAAGTACTACAATGAGAACGGCAATCTTCAAGATTCTGATGTAGTAGGTACCATTGCAGGTTTGGGAGATGCTTCTGCTACTCAATATGGTCCTTGGAAATCCTTTGCTGGTATGAACCGAGGAGTTATTGGAGATGCAGTTGGGCCCGTATGTCCAAATTATGGTTCTCCTTCTCGATATAATGAACTGAACACACTTGCTCAGAATTATATCAATGAGATGGTAATCAAAGATACTCCCGATGCAGGTAAACAAACCATGCTATGGCATTGTTTCTCTTCTCAGGTAAAACAGGATTCAGAAAGATTCCTTTCAATCGTAAGATTGAATTTGTATTTGAAGAAGTTCCTTCGTCCAGTACTTAACAAATACCTGGAAGAGCCCAATGTTTGGAGTACTTGGAAAAGAATTTGGTTGGAAGTTAAACCTACGTTAGATTCTTTGGTAGACGAAGATGCCATGACAGAATATACTTGGATGGGTGACCAGGATGCAACTTCTTGGGATGGTCTTTCCGTAAATAACGAAGCAGATGCCCGTCAAGGTAAGTACCGTGCTATCCTTAAGTATAAGGATGTAGTTCCTATGCAAGAGGTAACTATGGAGATTGTAATTGATGCGGCTTCTAAGGCTGTATCAGTCGTAGAAACAAGTAATAACCTATAAACATATAACGATGGGAGCAAAAGTAAAAAATCCACGGAAGAAATTCTTGTGGAGTATCATGTTCCCCAAACACCCTATCAATACTTATCTATTCCAAAGTTGTACTTTGCCTGATATTGAGATTGACCAGGTGGCTCATGGGGATGTCAATAGAGATGTTAAAACTGCTGGTAGGGTTACTATAGGTAATCTTATCGTAGAGAAACTTATGACTACTGCAGGTTCAGATACCTGGCTTCATGACTGGCTCTATTCTTGCCAAGACCATATAGTTGGTGGTGGCTTAGTACCAAGCCAATATTGGGAAACGGCTATTGTAAACGAACTTGCCGAAGATGGAGTTTCGGTTCTTAATACCCACGTCTTCGAAGAGGTATGGCCATGTAAGATTACCGGCTTAGACTTGGACAGAATGGCTTCAGAGAATACCATAGAGTCCATAGAGTTCTCGGTGGGTACTGCAGACAAATACTAATTCCTTAGTCTATTTTCACTAAGATTCGGTGGAGGGGTGGGATTCCTGTGATAGGAGCTCACCCCTTTCTTGTTGTTATACGGAGTACTATGAACATTTGTAAACATTAAATATATCAAAGTTATGGAATTTAGAACATTTAGATTTACCGGACCCTCTGGTTTCGAATATGAAATTAGAGAACAGAATGGAGCTGATGAAGATATTCTCAGTAACCTTTCAGACATGAAAACTTTAATGAACCTTACTAAGTTCATTGCAGCAATCGTAATTAGAACTAATGCCACTCCTAACGGTAAGCTAACCGTTGATGATGCTCTCAATCTACCAGTCAATGACCGCTATGCAATTATTTTCAATTCTCGTATATTCTCACTGGGAGAGGAAGTAGAATTTGAATATGACTGGGGTAAAGAGAACGGTGGTAAAGTTACTTATGGCCAAGACCTTCATGAGTTCCTTTTTGATTATTCAGAAGTACCCACTGATAATAGGGTATTTGATGAAAAACCAGATGCTATCCCTTATTATCCAAAGGGTATTCAATTAACCGGTCATGAATATCTTCTTTCATCGGGCAAGAAAATCAAATTTGATTGTATGACTGGTAAGGGAGAACAAGAGTTCATGAAGTTACCCTTGGATAAACAAACTAAGAATGCCCCCTTACTTTGTCGGAATCTTTACTTAGAAGTAGACGGTAATTGGGAGAAGGTAGAAAACTTTACTCCTTTTACTGCAAAGGATATGGCTGAGATGAGAAAGTATATAATCTCTATTGATCCTATCTTTAAGGGAGAGTCCCATATTACTAATCCCTTAACTGGAGAAGAAAGAACTTATCCTATAGTTTGGGCACCCAATTTTTTCTACCTGACGGAAGAGTAATGTTAGAGAGTGATTTTGTTTATATCACCAGAGCCGAGATAGCCTTAGACTATTTCGGCTTTTTACGTCTTCCGTATAGAATCAGGAAAATATTTAAGGAAATGGCCGAACAATATTATAAACAATTAAAGAAAAGAAAATAAATTATGAATACCAGTAGGAGTATAGTAGAGGTCGGTGTTGCCATGGTATTAAAAGACCGATTCTCTCAAGAGGCTGGCAAGATATCTGGGTCATTCAGAACTATGATGAATGACATGAGTACCTGGAATAGAGGTATACAGATGTCAGCTTCTAATACAATGGACTTCGGAATGCAGCTCGTAGGGGGAATGGCAAGGGCCTATAAATACTCTGCGGGTGTTCAGAATGAAGTTTGGACTGCTTCGAAAATTGCCGGTGCTACCATTGCAGAACAAAGAGAAATGTTACAATTGGCAAAAGATGTCAATGAGATAACTCCTCTTACTGCTTCGGATGTTGCATCAGGACAAAGATACCTGGCTATGGCAGGTAATAAATTCGATGCTATTAAGGAAATGATTGGTCCAGCATCTAAGCTGGCTTCAATCTTTACAATGCCCGTGGGACAGAAAGGTGGTGTAGCTGACTTGATAACTAATATCATGTCAATGTACCAAATCCCAATGGGAGAAGCCGCTAGAGTAACCGATGACTTATATACTGCAGTTACTAATGCAAATATATCTTTGACAGACTTAGCCCAGTCCATATCTTATGCAGGAGCAGATATGGCAACTGCTGGAGTAGATCTTCGGCAAACGGCTGCTGCCATCGGTGTATTGGGAGATATGGGTATACAGGGTTCTATGGCAGGTACTTCACTGGCTAATATGATTCGTTACTTACAACTCTCTCTTGTTAATCAAAAAAAGAAAGGCTATAACGCTTTAGCAGACTTGGGCTTAAGTCCTGATGAGTTTTTCGATGCTCAGGGTAACCTTATAGATCTTTACACTATCTATCAGAAATTTGCCAAGGCGGCAGTAGACTTACCTTCACGGATAGAAACACCAACCTTCTTCAATATCTTTGGTGTTCGTGGTAATCGAGGCATGCTTCCAGTACTTAGAGATATTGCTTCTGGTAGAGATAAGATGGGTAAGATACTTGCAACCTATGACCAAAACATGGGGGCAGTAAATAGACTTAATGAAGAACGTCTTAAAACTGATGCGGGTGTCATTGACCAATTCGAATCAAGTCTAGAAAACTTAACCGTTACTGCAGGAGCGGCTTTGGGTAGAATATTTACCCCAGTACTTAATATGGGTAATTCCATCATCAACGTAATAAATTCTATCTCTGAAACTTGGGCTGGTAGCTTTGCTCTTAGAGTAGGGGCTACAGCAGTAGTAATTGGTACCATTGTTGCAGGGTTTAATACTGTAAGAGGTATTATAAGGTCGGTTGGATATTTACAAACTATTGCTACTGCTTCTACTGAAGGTATGTCTGCTGCAGCAATAAAAACTAATACTCAGTTTGCCATTATGGAAGCACACATGGTAAGGATGGTTAACCTTATGAGAACCATGGTTCAACTCCAAATGATGTCAAGCGGTATTGGTATGAATTCTGCTGGTAGATTTTATAACACTAAAACCGGAAGATATGTTAAGACACCAAATCCTGGAGTACCATTAGCAACTACTATGGCGGGTAATTTAGCTGGCGGGGCTTTAGCTGGTGCAGGAGCTCAAGTAGGTAGTCAAGTAGTTAAGCAAGGTGCTATAAAAGGGCTAGCTTCAGTAGGTGGTAGACTCTTGGGATTACTCGGTGGACCTTGGGGATTAGCAATTACTGTAGGTCTTCCTTTATTAATCGAGGGTATTAGTTACCTTAGTAATTCAGTAGATAGGAATACTGAAGCTCAGAATAAAGAGAAAGAAGACCCAACTACTATCAGGGCTCAGAATGAAGAGAGATTTATTAATGCTGTTAGGTTAGCTATTAAAGAAGGTATGAGAGATTCTCGTATCAATATCTCAGTAGATGGTCAAGCAGTTGGAGATTATGCTCCAGGTTCTCAACAAGATTTTACTGGAGCTGCATTTGTAATGGGAATATAAAACTAAAACACTATGGCTAGAGTATTAAATAAAGCAGCAGGTAAGGTTGTTGAAAAATACAATGACCTTACAAGAGATACGGCAGGTGTTCTTACTGGTCCTTTAAATAAGCTATGGAGAGCTCGGATATTACTCAACCGAGCTACTTCGTTTCTTCCGAAAGATGATGCTCCAAAGGGTAAACTCTATACTCCCAATGGGGTAATGGGAGAAGCTCAGATATCCTCTAAGAACCCAGTTGTAAATAAACAGCTCCAAGCTAAATGGAGAATGGAATTACAATTCCCGAGATTAGAAGAAGGTGAAGGAGTAGACCCAGCAAAAGGGAATAAGAATACCACTAATTATAGAAACTTTGAGGCTAAAGCCGATGTTATATATCAGAATGAAGTAAGGATATATAACATGACTGTTAACCCTACTCAATATATTACCCTACAGAATAGACCTCCAGAATTGGACTTTAGGGGAGAAACTACATGGGCAACCATTAAATCAATGGGCCGCAATGTACCAATGTATCACTTTACTGGTGCTGAAGACATCATTCAATTCAATGTATCTTGGTACTGTAATGACCCAGAAAATCCTGAAGAGGTAATCAATAAATGTAGGTTATTAGAAGCATGGTCTAAATCTAATGGTTATCAGGCTGCCCCTCCGATTGTTAAGATTGAGTGGGGAGATTCCGGTATATTTGATAATCACAACTACATTCTTACTTCAGCAACCTATACTCTGAAGAACTTCCAGAATGGTTATAGAGTAAGGGTACCCGGAAAGCCAGCTACTTTTGGTAATGGTAGGTTATTGCCTGCAGCAGCAACTCAAGAATTAATTTTCAAGAGAGTAAGTGCATATAACTTATCCTATGGAGATTTTATAAATTCTGATTCACTTAAAAAGACGGGGGGTATTAAATATGATTGATGTTAACCAATATATAAAGGGAGCTAGCCCATATAATGATGCCTATGCTTTGAAATACGAAGATGGGGATTATTCTTTAGAGGCCAACCCCCCAGTAATACCCTCATCTGCAAACGATATTCAGCATACCGTTAAAGATGGGGAAACTTTACAGAATATCGCTTTTAGATATTATGGGGATTCTGGGAAATGGTATATTATAGCAGAAGCTAATAAGATACTAAACCCCTTTAGAGAATTAGAAATGGGAACTTTAATAAGGATACCGATATATGGCAGCTAAACAGAAACCAATACTATACAATGGAATGGGTCAACCCTATTTGGCCCTTTTCAATTTTGGAGGTATGCCCATAATGAATCCTCTTACGGGCATACCCCTCGGAGCGTATATAAGTACCTGGAATTATAGATATGACGAAGAAAAAGAAAATTTGGCTACACTTACCTTTGATACGGGTAATCCTGATACTGTAGATATTGCTGATATACAAGAGAATCAACAAATCTGTCTTCAGTGGGGTTATATTTACCCAGATGGTCAATTTATATCGGGGCCTATAAAAATACTAAAGGTAAGAGAATTCGAAGCAGTATTCGATTCTACGGGTACTCATGTAACTATCAAGTGCATTGACTCTACAGGGGATTTAAGATTTCAACCGGCTTATGTTCATTCGGATATGGAGGGTTATAAATTATCTACCTATTTAGACAATGGCTGTGGGAATGCCACTGGTGTAATCATAGAAATATTTCAGTAATGGAACAACAGATAATAAGTAATAAAGTATACGAGTCACTACAAGTGCCAACAGAAAATACTCGTACTACTACTGGAAAAGTACTTTATGCTAACAAATACAGTGGAGTAGCTGAAGTAGCAATGCCCGAAGATTTAAAGGCTTTAATAGATAGCGATTTTGGGTTAGTGGGAAAGAATATCTTGGTTCAGTTAGAACAGAAGATGAAGGGTTATACCAATGGCCCCTGGTATGTGGATTCAAGGGATGGGGTTATTTATATACATAATAGAAAGTTTAATGAGGAGCCTGTATGTACTTATACTTATCAGGGTGAGCAGGGTGAAGTACTCAGAGTATCCTTTGCTACTCAAAAGGTAACTAAACGAGTTAAAGCAGTATTAGCACCATCTTTAGACCCTGATAGTAAAGACCTATCTGTATTATCAACCAACATTAATGAACCAGAAGATAAACCCTCTTTAGCTTTAAGCCCCTATATAGCTAGAGTAGATAATACTGAAGTATCTAATCTTACCAGTAACGGGTTTGAGGATTATCAAAGCCACCCTACTACTCCCACCGAAGTAATAGATACTTGGGATATGAAAGTTCAATACAATAGGGAAAAAGAAGCCGAGTATAAAAAGAGGGTAGCAGAGTATGAAGCTGTTGGTCCGGTTGGAGCTTATGAAGCTGGTAAACAAAGGAGATTCGATGAGATGTCTACTGAAGATATACGTACCACTATTAATCAAGCCGCCAGTGAATTACCAGATGATAAAAAGAGAGCTCTTCAACAAGTACTAAAGAATTCCAGAAATGGTAAAGAATTAGAAGCTAATCTTAAAAAGTTATTAGAATATGAAATGTATCTTTTTGAAGATGAAGATGGTATGGAATTTATGGTAACCGAATATGTAGATCCTCTAGATTATGACCCAGAGGGTTATGCCTCTAAACAAGCTGGAGCAGGTATAGCTTCTGGTATCAATTTTCAAATGGGAGTATTACCAGCATCTGAAAGAGGGTTTGAGGCTTTGAATAAAGACCCTTATACTGAAGTATTATCCGATATGGAAATTGATACTACTAAACACTATGGCCAAGGTCAATACGGTAAGAAGGTTAAGGTAAGGCATATGAAAAGAGTAAATCTTAGAGTACCCATCTATAAGCTTTATCACAACTTATTCAGTAGATACGGAGGAGCTGATAAGTATGCTTGGGCAGCCAATGCTAATGCTAATGGTGGCTTAAAGCAAACAGAAAAAAGATTAGTATGTCAACTTCAGGTAGTTGGTAGACCAATGTTAGCAACTTCTCAAATAATTAATTTAGAGAACGTGGGTAAACGATGGTCTGGGCTTTGGTATATAAAACAATGTACTCATTCAATGGATGCTGGTCAAGGTTATATAACCAATATGGAGTTAGTAAAAAATAATTCTAAGTCTGGTTCTGTAACTTCTCGAACTGATCTATCTACTCAGAATATTGTAGCAAATGATGCTAAGGCCAATGCTAAGACTGATAGAGGCAAAGATAAAAAGGCTTTAAGCTCTTCTCAAAATCTTAACCTTAACTTTACTTATAATGAGAAAGTATACTACAATGAACATTTCCTTAATGAAAAAGGGGAAATAATTGACATCAAAGGTCAAGCTGAGTTTATTAGAAAAAAGGCTTACTATACCGAAGTAAATGCTAAAGATCCCAAAGCTTTGGCAGAAGGTATAGTTTTATCTACTGGTAATACAGTTACTTCTAAGGGTAAACTAATACCAGGTAAGATAACCCTCAAGGAAATCCAAGTCCCTGAAGATTATGGGGTTAAGTTTAATTATATGGCTATAGCTAATCGGGTATATCGTGATATGGCTAAAAAGCATAAACGAATAGCAAGTCAAATATACGTAGAGGAATAAGGATATGAGTTACGAAACAGCAAAAATAATAACCGATGAAGGCTTAGAGGGCCTTGGTCGGTATTACTCTGTTTATAGAGGCATCGTTGTTGATAATAATGATGTAGAGAAAAATATGAACAGAATAAAGGTATGTGTCCCAGAAGTAATGGGCGGAGTATTTGCTTGGGCATATCCGAAAGGACAGCATGGTTCACTGAGCTCAGGCTTTAAATACTTAGCCCCTAAAGTTGGAGACATGGTATTTATTACTTTTGAATTTGGAGATCCCACTAAGCCTCTCTGGGAATATCATGGTTGGGGGATGAACCAAATACCTCAACCTTTAAATGGGCCAAATAAAATTGGTATAATTACACCTGAAGGTAATCTTATAGTTATTGATGATGATAGTGGAGAACTCAACTTACACTTTAATGGCCCAGTAAATGTTCATTCAGAAAAAGAGGTAGTTATAAATGCCGATGGGGATATTAATGTGGCCTCTGGTGATTCAGTAATATTAAATACGGGAGAGAATGGTGGAGTAATCAATATATTCCAATTAACCGAGAAATTAAATCAAACCATTCAAGAATTAGAACAGCTTCGTAGTATGTTCAACTCTCATGTACACTCAGGTGTAACTACTGGGCCAGGTTTTTCTGGCCCAACTTTAACTCAAATAACTAAACCTTTCTCACAATTCGTTGTAGACGATTATGAGGATAAAACCTGCATACACTAATGGAAAAGAATTACTTTACAGACTTAGTTGGTATAGGTGTAACTTATCCTATCCAACTTACAACTAATGAAAATGGGGAAAGAGGTTGGTACCCAGTAAACGGGGATTTTAAACTTATCAGGGATAATATAAGTTCTATATTGTATTATATGATAGGTCAGAGATTTCGACAGGAAAACTTTGGTAGTAAACTATGGCAATGTATTGAGGAACCAAACTCACAAGCCCTAAGTTTTATAATTAAAGAGTTTTTAAAACAAGCCATAGGTGCATGGGAACAGAGAATAACATTCCAAAATATCACAGTTACTAGAGTTGATGCAAAAATACACATAGAAGTAGCTTATGTAATAAATGGAACAAATTCTAGTCAGTACCTCGATATCACCTATGATAGGTCAAATAATTCATTAAATACACAATAATATGGGAATCACAAATAAATGGCTTAACCCATACCAGAGGTCTTATCAACAGATTAAGGCCAAGCTGGTTGAATCTCTTATGGGGCTTAAAGACCCTCAGGGTCAGAAACTCATAACGGATTATTCGGAGGGGAATATCTTAATTATCATCCTCTCATTGTTTGCGGCAATTGCCGAAGTACTTCACTATTATGTAGATAATATGGCAAGGGAAACCTTCCTATCTACTGCAAGAAGGTATGATTCGGTAGTTAAACATGGAGCTCTGGTAGATTATCATGCTCGAGCAGCGATTGCTGCTACAGTAGATGTAATCTTATCCAGAAGTATTACTGGTAATTCCATTGGAGCTAAATTAACCATACCTCAAGGAACTCTATTTACGGATTCCAGTGGTAACTCTTGGTTATCTGCTAGAGATGTAACTTGGTATTCAAATGTAACCACATGTAAAGTACCTATAATTCAACATGAGAAATATACTGCAAGTGCTCTTAATAATATGCTAATACCTACTGGAGATAGGGTAATAGTTCACCTTGGTACATTGCCTAATGGTAAGTACTATGAACAGGGCTCTATGTCTTTACAGATAGGTGGAGAAACTTGGGTATTGGTAGATACCTTTGCAAAATCAAAGCCAACGGATAAACACTTTATGGTTTCAGTAGATGAAGCTCTTAGCCCTTACATAATATTTGGGGATGGAACCTTCGGTAAGAAACCTGCAGCAGGTGCAAAGATAACCAATGTAGTATTCTATTTAACCAATGGTTCTCAGGGTAACGTAAAGAGTAATACTATTACATCCGTACCCTCAATCATTTCTTCTTCAATCACTGATGCTACTGTAAGTAATGCTTATGATGCTGGAGGAGGTTCAAACTATGAGAACTTTACAATGCTCAAGGAACATATACCTTTGAGTGTAAAGACTCTGGGAGTAGCAATTACTAAGGAGGACTTTGAAAGCTTAGCTATGTTAGTAGATGGTGTAAACAAGGCTAAAGCCGATTATGAATGCGGTAGAAAGCTTACCGTATACATTAGCCCCGATGGTGGAGCTGTTGCATCTTCTGAATTAATCAGTAGAGTATATAATCTCCTATCTCAAAGGGCCCCTCTGACTACTTGGCTAAAAGTTAAGTCTGCAGGCAAGGTTCAGATTATTCTAGAAATGAACGTTACCGGTAAGAAGTCTTATAAGACGGCAGAGATACAAACTCAAATTCTTACGGCTTTATATAATGCCTATTCTCCAGAGCAAGCTCAGATAGGTGGGAGCGTAAGGGTATCAGACATCTATGCCCTAATAGATAATCTGTCAACTGTAGATTATCTACATCTAACCAAGTTCTATATTAAACCTTGGCCTACTACCATTTATGGTAATAAAGAATTAAGCCTTGGCCAGTTTAAGTTGAATAAGGCAAAGGGGTCAATGACCTACTATATAACCTTTAATTCATCAACTACTTTTACGGTACGTTCAGTATCTAATGGCTATACGAATACTGGTACAGTTGGTAATTCAATTCAGATTATTGATAAGGCTAATGGCTTTGATTTCTCTTTGGATATACAGAACAACAGTTATCAATCTGGATATAGATATTCTATTACCGTATCTGAACCAAATCATGACTATGAAGATCCAGGTTTCAACTTACCAGTATTCGAGAATGCTTCACAATTAACATTAACAGTTAACGAAATAGTATAATGATAAACCTCAAAAATCTAATCGACTTTTTACCATTCGAATATAAGGACCAAGATACTTATAAGGTAAATGGTAAAGGCATCTTAGAGAGGTTTCTAGAAATTTGTGGAGAGCATTTTGAAGATTATATTACAAAGGATATTGAGAATATATTGGATATTATCGATATAGATAAAACCCCAGATATGTATCTCAATTTCCTTTGGCAATTTCTTGGAGAAATGCCCTTTGCTTATGGGAACACGATAGATGCACAGAAATGGGCAGAGTACTTTAATGGGTTCTACTCGGATAGTAAACTCCAGGAGTTATCAAAGCTTTGGATAATACCCAAAGAGGGACCTTTTACTTTAACCAGTACTCAGGTAAGAAACATCTTGAGATATTCGGTATCTCTTTTCAAAATAAGGGGTACATCAGAATTTTTCGAGATCATGATGAGGTTATATGGGTTAACCTGTGTAATAACAGACCCAGCAAAAGCCGATGGGTATGATGGTTGGATAAAAGGTCATCCCCACTTTGACCAATACTATCAGTACGATAGTAAATATACCTTTGATAACACCTTTGATTGTTCTCAATGTATTTCCGTAAGTTTTAAACTTACTGGTCATGGGTATACTTCTAATTCTGAGGCTTTTAAAAAATTTAGGGAAGCCGTAGAAAGTTTCTTTACTAGATTCATACCTTATCATGTATCCTTCACTATAGATTACGGTTTTGTAGTAAATGATGGGTATTCGATTAAGGCCGAGTTGGTAAACCCAGACCAACCCAACTTAGTTACTTCAGAAGTATATGAAGTACCAGTATTGGTAACTGTAACCTCAGATTGGGTGAATGCAGATTTGAGATATCAAATATCGAGTGATAGAATTAACTGGGGTTATACTAAACATGAAAGTGGTTCGGTATTTAATATTCCAAGGGCTGGTACTTATTACTTTCGAAGCGTTGGGGATAATTCTAAGATAACCCAAATTACCGTAAGGCAGGAAACTTATAACCGTTCATATATTATTTCTTGTGAGCCCATAACTGGTAAAATAACCCCAACTACTTTAAAGGTTAGTACAAGGGTGATAGCTAGAGTATCCTATAAAGGGACAGAGAAACTTTGTAATGTTCGATTAGTGGGCACCGATCAAGTAAAAATATCGGGCTCAACTTGGGAATTTACAAAACCCGGTACTTACTTTTTTGAGATTGTGGAATTTCCTGTAAAACAAACTTCATTTGTAGTAACCCAAGAAGAAGTTACTTATAAGGTAAGATGTACACCTTCAGAATTTAGAGTTGGAAATAATCAAACTATGAAGGATGCAGTTACTACTTTAACCATAACTTCTAATTACCCAGAGTCATTTACTGGAGAATTATATTGTAGGTTAATAGGTAATCCTAAGACTTTCAAGAATGGGGATAAATTTATTGCTAACAGCTATGGTACTTATAAATTCAAATGTACTTTAGATAAAAGAGAAACTGATGAAGGTGTGGGTATCTTTGAAGTAGTTTCAGGTAAAACTGCTATATATAGGATCAGTATTAATCCATCTACATCTACTCTATATAACGGTTCTGCAAAAACTACCGTAATAATACAATGTATTTCGGGTAATGGTGATGATTACCGAGTTAAAGTAGTAGAAACTGGGGAAACCTTCAATGCTGAAAACGGGTATGTATATACTACTAATAGAGCAGGTACTTATACTTTCCAATCTGTAGCCTACCCAACTGCAAAGACTACTTGGGTAGTTAAGAATACCCCAGTTGTATATCAGAACAAACTAAAGATAGTTCCTTCAGATCCTTCAGATTCAAAGTGGAAAGAACCTAACTGGTCATTACCCGAAAGCCAAATTGATGATACTTATGCAGTATATCAGTTATTGGATGAAGTATCAGCTTGTAAATTTAGCCTTGAAGAAATGAAAAACGGGGTCAATGTAAGTGGTACTGCAACTTGTGATGAAACTGGGGAAACCTATAATCTTGAATCCGAGATTGTATTAACTAAAGCAGGTACTTATACTTTTGTGGCAGATGATGGTTCTTCATTAAGGTGTCAAGTAATATTGGAAGATTACCCTACTATTATAGAATTAACCGTTGACCCAAGTTATGCCGAATTAAAGGGTACCATTAAACAAGTATATTGTTTAATTAGGTGTAGTTCTAATAAAGCTGAATTCGATAGTAGAGTTAGACAAGTTGGCAAAGTAACTACTTTTGATGCTGGTGGAGCCGGATATGAATTTACTACGGCTACCGCTGGAGAATACATTTTTGAATCAGTTGCCGATACTTCGGTACGGGCTAAGTTTACGGTAGTAGATGCTGACTTATTAAGCGTTAATCCTCAAAAGTTGGAATGGGAATCAGATGACACTTCTGAGAAGACATTTACCATTACCACTTATAGTAATCAAATGTGGAAAATTGAAGAAGTATGATAAAGAGTGCAATAGACAATGTAACAGAGACTACTACTCAATCTCTGTTCAAGACTTCAATGATTGGTTTATTTGGAGAATGTACCCAAATTATTTATGACCTTAGGTGGATGATATTACTTGCCATAATATTGATACTTTCAGATTTATGGTTTGGTATATCTGCAAGTAGAGTACAAGATATAGTCATTCGAAAGTCAAGGGCCGGTAGGAGAACCCTAAATAAGCTGGTTGATTATATTTGTTATATCTTACTTGGGGCTGTAATTGGGAAAGCTATTGGAGAACCCTATGGAGTAGATCCCATAGGAGTATCCATTACTATAATGATATTATGCTATTGCTTCGAAATAGATAGTATCTATGGGCATATATGTGAAATACATGGCATTAAAAAACAATATAGTATCTGGAAGATAATCTTTAAGCTGTTAACTCTCAAATTTAATGAACTCGGAGAAGCTTTCAGGGATATGGCAGAACAAAAGAATAACTTTAAAAAATACAAAGAACAATGAAAACGTACTTTAAGTATGAAGGTATAATCAAATCTAAGGAAGCAGCCGAAGCAATTGCTGCCCCTTCTGGTTTGGGGCCATTCTGTGGATTTGGCTCAGCCACCATAAATGGTAATAAATTGGTTGTTTCTCCTCAGGGAGTTTCTGGTAGTAAATTTGCTAATGTAATTAAGGATAGGATTACAGCAAGGTATATGTCTAAAGATTCTGAAGATGGAGAATTACCCGATATAAATTTTGGGTGTATTTCAAGAGATGGCTATATATTTATCTCTGATGAACAAACATTGACCATCGAGAATATTCAGGGAACCCAAGGGTCCACCGATGAAGTATTACTGTTTGCAGTACACACTACTATCTCCGAACCCGTAGATAATCCAGTAGATTTTGTAGCTTATTGGAATGAATCTTCAGAAAGTTTCTATGAGTTATATAAAAAATCTCTAGATATATACTACCCAATTTCTGAAGAGAATCGTAATCCCAATGTACTTAATAATGATATTTATTCGGATTATAGTATGACTCTTAGTAATCTTCTAGAGATGGTAGAGACTGCTTGCCCTTATTATTCTAACAATAAGAATTCTGTTGTTCTTATTGGGATATATGGTAAGGGTACAGATGCTATGACTAAAAGAAATGAGAACTTTGCTATTGTACCCTATCAGGGCAAATTCCAGGAGATCCCATATACTACTGCTACTCACAGTATGATGAAAGAATCCATAACTAAAGTAGAGAAAATGAATACTGGGTTTCCGGTAGAGGATGAAAATGGGAATCTATTGAATATTAAGCAATACATTGATGGGCAACTAGAAGCTCTCCGAAAGGAATTCTCTGATTCTTTGAATACTGCTAGTTTACCCATAGGTTCAATAATTTTATGGGAAACCGATGTAATCCCTGAAGGATGGGCTGAATATACAAAGGCTTCAGGTAGGATAGTAATAGGATATCAGGCCGGAGGTATTCAAATTGGAGACGAGATGATGCTACAGAATATTGGGGATTTCTATACTCCCACTAAAGGTAACTTTGTTATTAAATTGAAAGGCGATGATTTACCAAGACATAGGCATGCTCTCGGTGTATCTAAAGGTAAACAGGATAATGCCAATAACTGGGAGAATGTTAGACCCCAATCTTTCTTTAATAGAGAAACGGGTTTAAATGGAGACTTCGGTAGAGGGACTCCCACCAAGGGTATTCAAGATGGTGCTATTGTAGTAAGTTGGAATTTAATAGGGGAATCTTTCCTACAAGAAACTTCGGTAGAAACTTTGGATATTGAAAAATTGCCACCGACTATTACATTACGATATATCCAAAAAATATCATCATAAAGTTGTTATTAGTTATTTAGTAGTATTAAAACTCATGTGTACTATTTGTATTGTTTAAGAGTAAACATTCGTTTACAATCTGTGTTTTGCATAGTAAAAATCAATTGGGAAAGGGACGTTGGGAAACGTCCCTTTTCTTTTGTGTTTAGTATTTAAGTTCTTCTTTAGCTCGGTCTTCCCAATATTGTATATCTTGTCTAAGTTCTGATATATATCTCATAGATTCATTAGTCTTAGGCATTTCGAAAAATTCGATAAGCATTATATTAGTTATTCGAGTACTATTTTCAAGCCTTTCCTTGATAAAAGGGGGAGGAGTAATTAATACCTCAAACAAAAGATAGGCATCTGGAGAAAGCTTATCCTTCATATAAGTATACATCATATCAAGCATTTCTGATTTAGCTTTCTCTTCTTCGGTATCATCCTCTAATTCTTTGTCATTGTCGAATAAGTCATCAAGTTTAAAGAGGCTTTGATTATACTCTGCTTGTTCTCCGTATGCAGAACGAAGCAATTTGTTTTTGAATGTACTAAGTGATGCAAGGATTCTTGCTTTAAGATGTTCTTCAGTACATTCACCATAGTATTTGTTGAAAACAAATAACATCTTATCCCAGAAATAAGATTGGATAATATCCGGTGTAAGATTAAACCGTTTATAATCAATCTGACGGGTAAGATTTCTGATTACTGGCTTACAGACTTTATAAAGTCTGTTGAATGTAGCTTCATCATATTCCTGCATAGGTTTTAATCTATGAAGCTCTGAGCCATTATTTCCTTTACTTTTTCCCATGTTTTTAAATATTCGTTATGCAAATATAAGTATTTTTTCTTATATAAAATAATAATATTAAATAATCTGGAGCTTAAGGTAGTGGATTAGTAGTTTCTAGATAGATGTCAACATGCTCAGAACTATCTCGGTACTATCAAAATCTATTAGTTTATATAATATTGCAATATAGATATGAAGAAATTTAAAGACAATATCAAGTTCAGTTTTTCTCCCGAGTTTCAATTCGAGATACTCAGGTTTGTTTTAAAAGATAAGGAAGGGGGATTAGTACTCAAAAGGATTAAATCCAATTACCTGGTTCTCATAGAACACTCCCTTATCTTCGAAGGTATATCAAAATATTTTAAGAAGCAAGGCAGAATGCCCTCCGAGAATATCTTAAAGGAAGTATTAAAAGAGTTACTAGAATCCAAAACCTATGTGGATTTGGTAACTAAGGATGATATACCTAATATCAATAAACTAATAAGTAATCTCTATCATATACCACTATCGGATTCTGATTACATAAAAGAAAAGATATATCAGTTCTCTACCTATGTTGAGATGAAGAACTTAAATGATTCTTTTGATTTGGATAACTTCGAACAATACGAAGAATATTCGAGGAAGATTGAAAAGGTACTTCAGAAAAGTAAACCTAAGAAAGAGGATGAACCCCTATATATGATTCGAGATATTACCGAGAGACAGTTTAGAAGGCAATCAGAACCTTCAGTATTACCATGCCCATTTAGGCAATTGAATGATTTAACCAATGCAGGAGGTTATCCAGAACATTCGGTTAATGTGATATTGGATAAACCTAAAGCAAAGAAAACATTCTTCATGGTAAATCTTGCAAGAGGTTATCTTAGAATGAAGAAGTCTGTATTATATATTGATACAGAAAATGGTCAAGAACAAATTATGGACCGTTTCATTCAATCAAGTATTAATAAAACTAAGAAGGAATTATACTCGGGTGAATATGATAAACTTGAGGCAAAGCATTTAAGGAAACTTGCAAGGTTTGGAGTTGAATTAGTGGTTGAGCGTGTACCAGCAATGATTACTAATACCACTTATATAAGGGAAAAGATAATTCAGCTTCGTAATCAAGGAATTGATATTAAAGTTCTTATGGTTGACTACGCTGGTAAGCTTGCATCAATAGCGGGTGATAGAGAAGATTTCGAAAGGATATCTAATGTATACGTAGACCTTCAGAATCTGGCAGAAGAATTACATTTAGATATTATATGGACTGCCCATCACATTACTCGTGAAGGTAAAAAGCATAGGCTTACTAGATACGATGAGAATGATATCTCTGGTTCAATTGCCATTGTTCGTAATGCCCAGGTTATCATGGGTCTTAACTCTACTGAGCAAGAAGAAAAAGATAATATTCTTCGAGCTGAGATAGTAGTACAAAGGGATGGTCTTCCTTCCGGTAGAGCATTATTCAAATGCGATGTCGAAAGGCAAAGATGTACGGAATTTACAAGGGAACAACGTAAACAATATGATGAAGTATATGGTAGTAAGTTGGATGAACAATTTAAAAAGAATACTAACCCGGATGCGGATTCTAAGAAAAGGGAAAGAACTACTGGAGATATTTAGATGTAAGTTGGGTTATCATGAATGGGTAGCAGTTCATTGGACTGAGTTTAAACAGAGACCTCGTAGGGCAATTTTTTCTAAGAAAGGCGGGAGAAGGAAAGTCCAGTATTATGAGAAACGTCATGTAGAGTATTACTGTAATATATGCGGGAAGAAAAGATATGAAAATAACAAACCAGTTTAAATCTAGACTAAGGACATACTTTATTAAACGATTGGGAGCATTCGATTATAAGCACGGATGGTTACGCATTCCCACTTGCCCATATTGCGGGAGAGAACAGAAGTTGGGAGTTAACCTTTCTATGTATAGAACCAATTGTTTTAGATGTAATGCCCATCCTTCTCCTGCTCAACTAATAATGGACATAGAAGGATTTACTGAGTACCATGAACTAATTAATTTTTTGAACAATGGACAATTTGATGAACTACAGTTTAAGGAAGAGAAAATCGAACTTGCCGAAAGTAAGCCCGTATATCTCCCAGATGGATTTAGAAATATTTCGCTCGGAGACAGCCAACTTGCAAAAAGCATTCGTGGATATATCAAGAAACGCGGCTTTAACCTCGAGAAGTTTTCAAGATGTGGTATCGGATATGGAACAATGGGCACGACATATGGGTACCTTATCATCCCGTTTTATTATCGAGGACAACTTAGGTATTACAATGCTCGAAATGTTATCGGAAAAGGACCCAGGTATAATAACCCAGACAAAGACATCACCGGTTTGGGAAAACAGTTTATCATCTTTAATCATGACGCATTGGAGATGTACAGGTCGGTATTCATTTGCGAAGGAGCACTTAATGCCCTCACTCTCGGAGATAGAGCAATTGCCACAATGGGTAAAGCTATTAGCCAGTACCAAGTCAATGAATTACTTAAATCCCAATGCCAAAGATATATTATCCTTTTAGACCCCGATGCCAGGTCTTATGCTGTTAATCTCGCACTTAAATTAGTAGCTTATAAAAAAGTCAAGGTAGTATTTCTTCCAGAGGGTTTTGATGTAAATGATTTGGGGAAGAAACAAACACTTAAGCTAGTATATCAAACAAGGTATCAAAGTTATCAAGAACTGATTCAAATCAGAAACTCTTTGGAGTAAGGAGTTCCTATTATATTATAAAATAATATATTTATGCGTGAACCATCTATCCATATAACTAAGTCTCAGTTTGAGGAAATATTAAATACCCTAGAGGTAGACAATTTCCCAGTTGAGGCTTTTTTTGTTATTGCTCGAAAGGAGGCAATAAATCATAGAGCAGTCTTAGTTTCTAACAATAAGAATACTAAGCGAGTTAATAACATATTACTAGCATCTAAAGGAGATGCTGCCCTCGTTGCTGATATTTTATATGCAACTCGTATAAAGTTAAAGCATCGGGGAGTTCGGAAAATAAATGAAAGTAATTCTCGAGAATGGGCAAATTGTAAAAAGCTTGCAGAGATATGTAATACCTTTTGTGAGGATTTTAAATTTGATACTCGAGAAGGGTTTATTAAGTATATTGAGACCGGCTTAAAGAGGATGACTGATTATCGTAATGTTATGCAAAGGTTAATATCCATGCAGGACAACATCACTAATCAAATAGATGCCGAGATAGAACTCAAGGGGGATAAGGACCCAGGCTTTACCAAAGACATACATGATGAATTCATAAAAAGAGTTGCTAGTGTTACTGGTATTTATGAATCTTATGAACATCAGCCAGAGAAATATGTTCACTTTCTTAGGATTCATAATCTAATGGATGAAAAGGATTGGAATGTATTTCAATTTTTGGATGCCCAGTTCGAAGCTCTTGCTTGGTGTAATGGATTACCAGAACCAAGTCAGATGTATAATGATAAAGCAGTAGAAAGGTATAATAAGTATTTATATAAAAATAAGAATAAAAAATCCTTAGAGGAACCTCAAGTTGAGGGCTCTCTCTGGGATAAGATTAATAATTAAAACATAACGTTATGAAAGCTTTAAAATTTTTAGGTAACAGAGTAGAGGATGCAGCTAATGCTTTTATTGATGTCCTCAAGTATTCGGACCAGTCAGTAGATTATCCTGATTTCAAGGACATTGAACCTTGGCCAGAGGATATTGTTAATATGTTCAAGGATGCACTAAAGGATAAACCTTTCTCTGAGATTAGTGCTATCCTTATGTATACTCAACAGTCGTCAAGGTTTGAACCCATTGCAGAGTTAATGCTTGGTATTGGTTTGGTAGAAATGAGACATTACGACAAGTTATCGGATTTCTTACAGAAAGCAGACCCTCATGAACAGGATTCTGTTATGGATATCTATCCTAAAGTGGAAATAGGTTTTTCTCCTGAAAGTGCTTTGAAGATTGCCTGGAACTCTGAGATAGAGACCATTGGCAATTATAAGAAAATTATGAATAGTCTAGCCTTATATAGTGAACGGGCTGATTATGATGATGTGATGTATTTGTTGAATAAGTTAATTGCCGATGAAGAACATCACATTAAGCTTATCAAGGAAGCTATGGGAGTAGATGATTCTACTAAGAAAGGTGTAACTGTAATTATCAAATGAGTAGGATAATTATACAGAATGGGAATATGTGCGAACTTGACTTACCTCTTAAGTTCGCACAGAAACTTTATAATGAGTTTGCCATTCGACATCCAAATGCTTTCTACTTACGTACAAGGCAAAGAGGTATGCAGAATTGGGATGGTAAGATTCACTACATCACCAAGACTGGTCAATTTAAAATAGGTTTGCTTCCTAAGGTATACGATATGTGTATTGAGATGGGAATTAAACCTAAAGTTGTAGATATGCGTCAACCTTTACCTAAAGTCAGTAAAGTTGTTACGAAGATAGGCAAATATAAATTAAGACCAGAACAGGAGAAAGCAGTCAAGGCTGTAATTAATAATACGATTGGAGGTAAACCATTTCATATCGGAGTATTGGATTACACGGTTAATGCAGGTAAAACTCTTATTATGTCGTCTTTGTATTTATCCTATAAGAAGCAGTTGAAGACTTTGTTAATAACTAATGACTCGGATTGGTTAAACCAAGCTAGAGAAGAATTTAAGCAATATCTACCCGGAGAGGATATCACTTTTGTTCAAGGCAAAGTTTTAAACTGGAGTAACTTCACAATAGGTATGGTTCAATCTATTTCTCGTAATATGAGGTTCTATCAAAAAGAGTTATCTCAAATAGATATGGTACTTATAGATGAAGCTGACCAAGGGGGCAGTAGGCAATATCAGAATGTAATCACCCGGTTATTCAATACTCGTATTCGTATAGGATTATCCGGTACCATTTATATGAGTAAGCTTGCTAAGGATAAGGTTAAGAATATGAATCTAGAATGTTTCTTTGGTAAAGTGATTGCTGAGTTTAAACTTAAGGATTCCATCAAGAAGGGTTACTCAACTAAAACTATCGTAAAGATGGTACCCGGTAAACCTTGGTATGGTAATTGGGAATCTGATTGTATATCCTATAAGGAGATATATGATGATTCTATTACCGAAAATAATACCGCGTGGACCATGGCTTATAATCGATTACGATGGAATATTAATCAAGGTAGATATCCTGCTCTTGTAGTATGCAAGCATATTGCACATTGTGAAAATCTATATAAGTTCTTTAAAAAGAAACTGGGCGATGCCTATAATATTGCCTACGTGCATGTTAATACTCCCTCTAAGTTAAGACAACAAATAATGAGGGATTTTAGGGAAGGCAAAATAGATATCCTGGTATCAACTACAATCATTGCTCGAGGTAAAAACTTTCCTAAGCTTAGGTATTTACTTAATGCAGCAAGCATGGATAGTCAGGAAAAATCTATTCAGTTTCTTGGTCGTTTGGTAAGAACCGATAAATCGAAAAAGAAAGTATACCTGGATGACCTTCATTATCCTGGCCCTTATTTAGATAGGCATGGTAAGCATAGGAAGCAATATTATCAGAGACAAGAATTGAAAGTAATATTGTTAGATAAGCTATGGAAGAAACATCCTAACCATAGCCTTATTAAGAGTTAACTAGAAGTACTATGAGTATTTACTTTTTCTCCGTAGGAGGAAAAGAAGATTACAATTAATAAGCATATAGGCATTATGAATAATGATAAACTAATATGTATCAGAGATGAGGATGATACTAAACTAATTACTCTATTATCAGATGGTTGGAAGATAATCCAAATCTCTGCATCCGGTATTTATTGCTGGGTACTTTTAAGGAAACCTAATAACACTAAAAAGAAAATTAAAGGCTTTCAGTGATGGAGAAATATATTTTAATTACAGCGGTTGTTATTATGATAATAATACTCGCTTTAGACTTCATACTTTCTAAGGATGGCTATCAATGCCATTCATGTAAGAAACGTTTTCATAAAAAGGATTTGGAAATTAAGGGATGGCATTTCAAGGAATGGGTCTGTCCCAATTGTAAACATATTAATTACACTTATGATGAAGAAGATTAAAGAATGGTTTAAGTCGTTTAAGTCTCTTGTTGTGGGAGAGGTACATAATCCTAAACATGTATTCAACTGTAGAGATTTGATATGGATATCAAACTTGGAAACTTCTCAAAATACCCCCGAATGTTTTACTCATTTCTTTTGTTTGTACTGGAGTAATGGTATGGTAGTCAAAGTATGTCAAGAGAGCTATGATAGAAATTCATACCAAGAATTATATAAACTCAGGGAACTATTTATAAATAACATCGGTTATTCCTATGTTCCCATAGAAGATAACAGTGAAATATACATTTTATAAACGTAAAAAAGATATATAATGGCTAAGAAAAAGAAACAACTTCCTGACTTATCAAAGCAAGATATCCTTACTCCCATAGATGTTAGTACTCTGGGAACTAATGGAGACCCTTGCTTCGGTATTGGGTATGACCTATCAACTAAAGAGTGTAAGCTATGCGGAGACTCAGAGCTATGTGCATTCAAGATGTCTCAGAACTTGAATATCACAAGGAAAGAGCTAGAACAGAAGAATCAATACAAGGATTTGGATGTATTAGAAGATACGGTTGGTATCAAGAAATACATCCGAGGCTTGATTCGGAAAGGGAAAGACAAAAAAGAAGTTATTACCAAAACTGTTGAGAAATTCGAAGTACCCAGAAAACGTATTAGAGAACTTTATAAAGAGTGTACTAAATAATGAAACCAATAGGGATGATATGGGCTATGTTCAAGGTATACCTTAACAACCCAAACTATTTTGTAAAGCAAGAAGATGTACTTGCTAACCTTTGTATGGAAGGTTCTACCGATGTAATCAGAATGTGTAATTCATTGGGAGTACATGTTTCTAGACCCGAGAAATTAACCTTTGGACAACTTTTACATAAATGCAATATATTATGAACAGATTCAGATTTATCAAAGTAAGGGAGGTAGTATCTCCCAACAGAGCAAACCCCAATGATGCTGGGTTAGATTTTTATGTACCAACCAACCTGACTTCAGAGGATATCCATTCTAAGAATGGGTTCGATTCAGGAGGGTATGATTTGGATATACCCTTTAGTGAACATTTCGTAAGGCATATAGCTTTACAACCTGGGCATAGGATACTTATCCCATCGGGTATCAAAGGTTTGTTAGAACCGCCTGCATCTATGCTAATGGCAGCAAACAAATCTGGTATAGCTACTAAGAAAGGATTAATCTTTACTGCCGAGATAGTAGATTCTCCCTATGTTGGAGAGATACACATTGGAGTATACAACACTTCTCAAGAAGCCCAGGTTATTGAGGCTGGCCAGAAGCTGGTACAATTTATTCATGTGCCAATATATATCACTGAGCCAGAAGAGATTCAACAAGAGGGATTTTATACTGAATCCCAGATGTGGGGAAGTAGAGGAGGGAATGGTTTTGGTTCATCAGGAAGTAAATAATCATGGACATCAGGAATATAAATGAACAAGTGCCTCAGGTAGAAGAAACTGAGGCACGGATATTACAAGAAATGTATGTTCTTGGGATAGAGCAATTCTCTGGGTATAAATCCATAGAAAAGCTACCAGATTACCCATTAGATATAAATAATCCAAAGAGCCAAGTTATTCTAAAGGATTTTATTGGTAGAGTTATTGAAGAGTTAACTGAAGGATTCGAATCTACCGATGAAGTAGTATCTATATATCGTGATTATGGATGGAATAATGATTGTTTAACCTCAGAGGAATATACTCAGGTATTAAATCATCTAGCAAATGCAAATGAAGAACAAGCAGATGCTTTGGGATTCTTCTTTACTTTGCTTTTATATTCTAATATATTGCCAGAAGATATATTAAAATACCAAGATGCAAAGAGTTTATTTGAGGTAATGGCAATTGGAGTCAAAAACCTACTCATCAAGTACCCAGATCATCGAAGTGTAAGGAAATACCCTATACTAAGTCCAACTGATTGGGCAAGAGAAGATAGAGAAGAATATGATAAGATAGTTTCTTATACCCCAGGTTTTCATGAAATGAGCGAGATATCTCATGAAAATGAGAAGCTATATTTATGGGAAGTAATATATGAACTTAATAAAGCAAGGAACTTCCTTAAATGTAGACCCTGGAAACAAACTCAAGTGATGACCAAAGAAATAGATTTTCAGGAATCTTTGGTAAAGTCATTCTATCTCTATATGGGATTTTTAGCCATGAATGGGTTTACTCCTTGTGGATTATTTAGTTTATTCTTTAAAAAACAACGTCTCAATTTATGGAGACAAAATACTAATTACTAGCATGTCAGGATGGAACCATAAATTAGAGGGACTTCAACTTAATCCGGAGGAGTCCCTCCATTCGTTAGAATTTGCTACTTCACAAGAGGCATGGGAAAAACTCAATGAGGGATTCCTAAGATTAGAGCCTGCTTTATTTGCAAAGGGGGCTATTGCCAATAGTGGGGTAGCAGTAGTGTATAATGTATTTATAAAGATACGAAAAGCTTGGGTAGACCCAGAATTTGATTATGGGCGGTGTTTCAATTATAAAGAAACTAAGTGGACTAGCTTATTGAATAACTACATAGACTTTAATAAGCTTGACTTGTTGCGTAGTAAACTGAGAGTACTGAGAAATAAGTACAATCAGAATTACAATATAACCTATATGTTTAACAATCATCATGATAACGGAAAGCAATGTCTAATAGCAGCGACTTTTTCAAAACGATTCGGGGAGGACATCCCAGTTATTACAATGGTAGTTCGGGCTTCGGAGATTACCAAGAGGTTAATATTCGATTTCCTATTAATTCAACGAATGTCAGAGTACGTATATGGTCCGGATCAGTCAGTACAAATCAACCTATTCGCGACTCAAATGTACGGAAATGTGGAGACACTTCTAATGTATCATACCCATAAGCCATTGAAGAAGGTACTTAAGGGGGCAGAAGAGAATGCTTGGAATAAGAGAATAAAAGAAATATGGAAGAAATTCCAAAAGGGTACAGAGAAGGAATTCTCTTCATTCAAGGTATTCTTTAGAAGTTTTAAAGTGCTCAGACCAGATTTATATGAAGAAACATATAAATCAATGAAAGCAAAAGAATTACTTCTTGAATACGAAGATATTGAATATCCCGAGAATGTAATTTCTTACTCTCAACGTAAAGCCTATAAGAAGAAACTTTTAAAGAAACAAAAGAATGAGAACTGATAATATACCGGGTTACCCTTATTATTATGTATCTAAACGTGGGAACGTTTATACTAGAAAGTTAAGAGGTTCTAATAAAGGGACTTTAGGCAATTGGTATAAATTAAAGGTAAACATAAATCATGGATACCCTCATGTAAGATTATGGTTAAAGGGTAAGAAACGTATGTTTAAGGTTCATCGATTAGTAGCATTAGCATATATCCCAAACCCAGAGAATAAACCCTGTGTATGTCATAAGGATAATAATAGGATGAACCCTTATTATAAGAATCTTTATTGGGGTACCTATAAAGAGAATAATACTCAGTGTTTAAGGGATGGTAGGGGTAATAGGTCTAAAGGTAGAAATAATCATTTTTATGGTAAGAGAGGTGAAAAGCATCCCGCTTCTGTATTATCCGATAGAGATAGATTAGATATACTAAGATTGTATAAGAAAGGGAAAACTCAGAAAGAGTTAGGAAAGATTTTTGGAGTTAGTCAGGGTGCTATTAGTAGAACAATTAAAAAATATACATTGTGAGGATTTATTCGAACAGTTTTGAGTTAATGTCCGAAATGGGCAGAGAACTCAATAGTTATGGTCAACTTGTAAAACCAAAGACCTATCAAAATAAAGTCATTGAAGGTAATGAGGATTTTATTACTAAAGAACTCATTTGCCAACAATATTGCTTAACATCATTGGGAGACCCGGTATGGTTATTCGTATTCTCTCATTCAAGAGAATGGGCAGATGCAGAGTTCCAAGAAAGAATATCCCCTAATGATATAAATCCAGGAGAAGCTTGGAAATTAAGAAAAGATTTATGGGAACAATTCCTTGATGATAAGGGTATGTTCGATTACACATACAATGAGAGAATGGGTGAAGTATTAATAAAAGATATAGTTCGTCTTTTAAAGAGAGACCCAGATACAAGAAAAGCAATTATACCAATATTTGAGCATGATGATACCTTATACTATGGTGGTAGACAACGTATTCCATGTTCTATGTATTATGATTTCCTTATCCGTCAGAATGGTAAAGGAGAGAAGGTATTACATATTTGCTATCACCAAAGAAGTTCGGATTTTGTTACTCACTTTGGTAATGATGTATATCTTGCATGGAGACTCATGCAATATGTAGCTAAAGAGGTAGGAGTAAAACCAGGTTATCTATATCACACAATTGATTCTCTCCATGCTTATAAGAAAGATTGGACAGCATTAGCTTCTAATCTGGAAGACTTACAAGAGAAATACTAATAATGAGGGATGTATCTACTACTGGTGGGTATGTCCCTTTTTCTATTTTTAAAATATGGAGACACGGTATACAATAATAAAAAACAAGAGGGAGCTTAAGAAACTTATTGATTGTTGTAAAGCTACGGGTTATGCTTGCTGTGACTACGAAACAAATGCAGAACCTATATATAATAAGGGTTTTAAGCCAACCATACTTTCAGTATCTTGGATGCCAGGATTTGGTGCTTCTATTCCCTTAGACCATTTCCAAACAAAAGAATATACTTCACCTGGGTGGAACTGGAAGAAGATGTTAAGGAAATTTGGGGAAGAGGTAATCGAGAATTATGAGATAACTAAGGTTGCATGGAACTGGAAATTTGATGACCAGATAAATCAGAAGTATCAGATATTCTACAGAGGTACATGTTTAGATGGGATGCTTGCAAAATATGTTCTTAATGAGGAAAAACCCCATGACCTAAAATCAATGGTAAGAAGGTATTTGCCTGAGCATGGTAATTATGAGAAACAAGATGCTTTTGATAAAATACCTTGGGATAAAAAAGAATTAGACCCACTTTGTCATTACGGTTGTCAAGATACGGATTATACTCTTAGGTTAATGATATTTTTTGAAAAGAAGTTGATTGACTTGGGTATGTATTCGGTATTCCGTAATTTATTTATGTGTAATTCACGAGTACTCACCTCAGTAGAGAAAGAGGGATTATATCTAGATACTGAGTTCAATAAAAAGCTTCTGGAAGAATATAAACCAAAAATAGATGCTGCTAGACAAGCAATATATGACTTGCCAAGAGTAAAAAAATTCGAAAAGAAGTACAACCAAGAAAAGATTGATAAGTATATTCAATCTATCGAAGCTGAACTTGAGGAGTTAGATTATAATGACCCAAAAGACAAACGAAAGATTGCATTAAGGGAACAGAAAATATCGAATATCAAGGCAGGTATATTTACAACTAAAAAGGAACAGGAATTAATAAGACCCATTAACCTTGGTAGCTCAGTTGATTTGCCTAAGCTAATGTATTCAGAGGATGGATTCCATTTCGATGTAATTAAAGATAATGATTCTGGTAAACCAAGTACAGATGAAGAAACCCTAACTAACTTAAGGTTAACAGTTAAAAAACCCGATTCACCAAAGGCAATATTCTTGGATAAACTTCTCGAACTAAGAGGGTTAGAGAAAATGTATAAGACTTATATTTATGGGTGGTGGGAAAAGGTACAAGATGATTCTCGATTACATGGTAGATATAACATACATGGTACTGACTCTAATAGGTTTAGTTCTGCAGACCCAAATATGCAGCAGATCCCAAAGACAACAGTAGACCCAAATATTAAGAAACAATTGGTAGCTCCTCCAGGTTATCTATATATGGCATTCGACTACTCACAGGCAGAGTTAAGAATGATGGCTCATTTATCAGGTGATGAAACTTATCTGGAAGCATTTGCAAAGGGCGTAGACCCTCACCTTGGTATAGCAGCAGCAAAATATGGGGTTCCAATTGAGGAAGCCAGTAAAATATACGAAGACGAAAGTCACCCTGACCATAAGCTTTGGAAGACTAGAAGAAAACAAGCTAAGCAAATTGCATTCGGTTTGATTTATGGTATTGGAGAAGCTTTACTTGCAGTAAAACTATCTGACCCAAAAGCTGGTATTATAGTTACTAAAGAAGAAGCCCATAAAGAAATGGCCGAGTTCTTTGAGAAACACCCAAAGATACTTAAGTTCAAAGAGAAGCAAGAGAAATTCCTTCGTAAGCATGGGTATTATACTCAGTTATTTGGTACTAAGAGAAGATTACCCCAGATATACTCAAACGACAAACAAGAAGTTGCTTATGCTATTCGTTTGGGACTTAACTTCCCATGTCAAGGTGCTGCAGCAAATATGACCAACTTTGGAGCTATTCTTGTTTATTGGTTAATGAGACAAGGTAAATTACCTCGTATGCTTGAAGTAGCAACTGTTCATGATGCAGCCTATTTTTACTCAAAGCCTGAATATATTAATACTTGGACTGTTTTTAAAATATGGGATATATTGAGAAACCCTAGTACTAAGAAATATTTTGGTTTTCAAGTGGATGATGTAGATATGTCAATGGACTTCTCTATTGGTAGGTCAATGGCAGAAGAATTACCTTTTATTCCTGGGTATGATTATAGAAAGATGCTTCAACCAGATTTCTCAGTAGAGGAGTATATGGAAGAACATAAGAAGTATAAGAATGTAATCATTAAGGATTATCCTAAATTGTTTAGTAAAGAGATAAAGCAGTATGAGGAAGATTTTAAAGGGAAACTTAGATTGCATTGGTTGCCCTAATTACCATGTTACCAAGAATGGTAAGGTATATTCTAATTATAAGGGTAAAGGTTGGGTAAAATTATCCCTTAATCGAATTAAAAATAACGGATATGTTATAGTTTCTATTAGGGATACGAATGGGTATAGGTACACTTATAACATTCATCAATTAGTAGCATTAGTATATGTACCAAACCCAAATAATCATAAGTATGTATGTCATAAGGATAATATAAGAACTCATAATCATTATAAGAACTTATATTGGGGTACTGCTAAGGAAAATACTCAACAATGTATTAGAGATGGTAGGTTTAAATTTTCAGATACAAAGTTAAGTAGACCCGATATACTTCAATTACTTTATGAGTATGATACTGGTATGATAAAAGCAAAACTTGCTAGGAAGTATGGGATATCACCCATGTTAGTATATAAATATATTAAGAAAAGAAAACGTTATGAAAAAGATTTTGAACGGACCCACAGTATGGAGGGCTAAATGCCCAGTATGTGATTGCGAATTTGAATATGATACCAGTGAAACTTTTGGGGTTTATAATAAATCTGGAGATTATTTTAGGATAGTACAATGCCCTAATTGTAAAACTAATCTGAAGCATTCAGAATCTGTATCAACCATTATAACAGAATCGAAAAGAGAAGATACTATGTCTACATAAATAATATAAATTTATGGAATTATGGCAACACAGAAAGAGATTGATAATGCAAGCAAATTAACTGCCCTTACTTATATGGTTGCAGGGTGTTTAGGTTATTCTATCGAAAACTTACTTAAGTACTTAGATGTAGTTAATCTAAGGTTGAGTGGACAAGAAAAAATGTTACTTAACCGATTAAAGACTCAGTTATCTCAAGTACAAACTAATCTTACTACTTTAGAGGGATTAGCTTTTAAAGTAATGGCTACAGATGAGGATGGTAAACTTGCTTATGAAGATGCCACCCATATTTATTGGGCTGCATTTTTAGCATTACTAGATAGAGGTGGTACTGATAACTTATGCGACTTAAGATTAATGGCTTTGGTAGATAAGATAAGCATCTATAAATCTCTTCTTAATTTGCCCGGTATGAAACTCTCTTATCAAATGGCTTTTGCTCAAGTAACTAAAGCAATAAGCAAAGGAGAATTTAGTAAAGAAGACTTTAAAAACCTATTAGAAGTTTATGAAGACGGAACTGAAAAAACTAAAGGTTAAATTTGAAGGTAAACTTATTGAGATTGATATACAAAAGGAATTATCTATCAATGAGAATATCATTAATTCTCAGCTACGAGAATCTCCTTCTAGTTATTATGTACTTGCTTCTTTGAGAGATAAATATATAAAAGAAAGGGATGCTCTAGCAAGGGAAAAAGAAGAAGCTTATTCGAATGCCTGGTTATATTATAAGGATGCTAATGAAAGATGGAATAACGAATATGTATCTCATAAGGCAAACCTTAACAAGAAATACTCTTCTATCAATGAAAGGTATTTAAAAGCTGTAGAAAAAGCAAATAAGTTCATAACTATCTGTAAATGTTATGAGTCACGCGAAAATATATTAAGAACTATTAATGCGAACCTAAGAAAGGGTTAACCTATTGAACTATAAACAATTACTAACTTTTAAAAACAGTATTAGAATATGAATTATTCAATGACATTTATCTCATCTCTTGTAGCTGAGAAATTTAATCAAGAATTACCCGGATGCCCAACAGAAAACCGGGTACTTATTTTATCTCCCAAGGAGGTAAACCAAACTAAATCTGGTTTGATTATCCCTGAACAAGTAAAAGAGGGAGTTCCTCGTAAAGGGGTTGTAGTAAAGAGTGGGGAAATTACTGAAGAATACAAAACCTACCGAGAATTGGTTGCTGTAGGTAGAATAGTTACCTATGGTTTGTATGCAGGTAAAGAACTTGAATTCGAAACGGACAAACTATCTCCTGCTCTCAAACAACTTTTAGAGAAAAACGTTCTTACCGTATTGAGTATGAACGAAGTAGTTTACTCAGAACCGAATAATTAAAACTAATCATTATGATAAAAGACAAGAAGAAAAAGAAAGTTTCATCAGAGGGACTTTCTACAAAAGAAAAGATGCTAGCTAGAAAGAAACAGCTAGAATCCAAGGGAAATGGTAGTGGGTTAGTATATCCAAAAGAGGGAACTCTGAGGATGAGAATTAAATCTCCGGGTGATGACCAAGAATTGGGTATCGAAATTATTCAATTCTACCTGGGTGGCAATTTGGGAGGAGTTATATCTCCGGCTACTTTTGATGAACCTTGCCCATTCATGGAGAAATACCAAGAATTGAAAAACTCCAAGGATGAAGATGACAAGGAACTTGCCAAGAACCTGGTACCAAGAAGAAGATATGTTATCGGTGGTATCATTTACTCAGATGAAAAGGGTAGTAAGGTAGATTACGAAGGCAAAGATAAGGGAGTTTTAGTTCCTCGCTCAGTATACCAGGATATCATTGACCTTTACCTTGATGAAGATGAGGCAGGTGATATGACAGATCCAAAAACTGGATACGATATCAAGATAATTCGTTCCGGGTCTGGTAAACTAGATACCACTTATTCTGCTCGTGCTTGCAAACCAACTAAGTTGGACAAGAAATATCAAGGTACAATTGACCTTGAGGGGATAGTTCGTTCTCAAATCAAATCCTATGATGAGTTGGAAGATTTACTTTCACAGTATCTAAACGAAGACCATGGGGATGACGATGATGATGATAAATCCAAGAAGAAAAAGAAAAAGGGAGTTCACAAAGACCATTACATGGAAGATGATGAACCCAAGAAAAAGAAAAGAAAATACAAATCGGATATTTAAGGGTTAGTAATATGGTTTCATTCGAAGGTGGTAATTAGATTCGTTCTGTTATCACCTTCTTTAGTTTAAAGACATTACATTATGGCAAAGAAATCTAAGGTTGGTTTAAAAGTACCAACAGCAAATGAGATGGCAAAGAAATATGGAAGTATGATTAAATTAGCTTCAGAAGTTACTGATACTGATTTATATATACCATCTACTTTCTTTGCTCTGAACTACTTATTTGGTAAGGGTATTCCTTATGGTAAAATCGTAGAGATTGCTGGAGAAGAATCCTCTGGTAAATCTTTGGTGGCTTATAACTTTGCTTATGCTACTCAACAACTTGGAGGTCATGTGATATGGGTAGATGCTGAACAATCCTGGATGAATTCTTGGGCTGAAATAAATGGGGTAGACCCCGCAAGAGTAACCATTGTTAATGATACCCGTATTGAATATATTGCAGACGTAGTGGCAGACTTAGCAATATATTTACGTTCTCAATTAACTCACAATGAACCGATACTCTTAGTAATTGATTCTATTGCAGCTACAGACTGTACAGATAATATAGATGCTAAGATGGTTGATGGTAAAGCAGAAATGGGAGGTAGAGCAAAGGCTCTTTACAAATACTTCCGTATCAGAAGTGAGTTATTCTACAAGCTGGGAGTATCTCAGATTTATATTAACCAATTAAGAACTGCTTTAAATGTCGGATTTGGAAAAGATAACACAACAACTACAGGAGGTGCTGCACTCAAATTCTATGCTTCAATCAGAGCTGCTTTCTATTCGGGAAGGTCTGTTACCATCAAACAAAATGGGAAAGAAAGGAAAGCTGGAAAACTTGTCACAATTAGACTTATTAAAAATAAGGTTGCTCCTCCTAGACCTACAATTAGTAAATGCCCAGTATATTTCAACCCTAAATTCCATGAGGTTGGATTTGATAGATGCTATGCTTTAGAGGATGTATTAGTAGATACCGATGTAATCGAAAAAACTACTGGTGGGTATAAATTGAAAGGGAAAACTCTTGCAAGAGGGGAAGAGAAATTCCAAAAGCTTTTGGAAGAAGACGATGAACTTCGTAGAAAACTTTTACGGAAAGCCGGAGTAAATACCATAGGTACTACTAAAAAGCAACTGGAGAAGATAGAAACAAATATATTCCCAGTCGATGGTGTAGAATATGAAAACTATTCAGATTCAGAAGAGGAGGAGGAAGACGATGAATAAGAAAGAGGTAGAAGGTATAGAGAAAGTAATTAAAGAGTACCTTAAGAAAAATTTGAGAATGGAATCTAGGGTTAGGTATCTAGATGCTTATAGCCAACCAGAGAATTATTTAGATGTATATCTTGGAGAGGAAAAGATTCAAGAAGTTTCACTTTATGAATTAGATTTTGGACGATGAGCAAGAAAACAATATTACTGATTGATGGGGAGAATATTCTCCATCAGTCTTTTCATAAGTTCGAAAAACTTAAATCTACCGATGGCAAACCGAGTGGGGCAATATTCGGATTTTTCAAATCTCTACATATGTATCTTACAAGGTTCGAACCGGATGAGGTTTATATTTCATTCGATAATGGTCATTCACCAGTAAGGACGAAGTTATTGCCCAATTATAAGGGACATAGAAAAAATATATCTGTAGATTACGAATCATTGCAAAAGCAAAAGGCAATTATAATGAAAATGCTGGGTATGCTAAGAATTAATTATATCTTCGATAAAAAGAAATCTACAGTATATGAAGGGGATGACTTCTTAGCATACCTTGCAATTAAAAAATTCCAATCCGAGAAAATGATACTTATATCATCGGATAAAGACTTTAACCAGTTGCTATCAAATAACCTGAGGATATATAATCCCAGAAAAGATGAGATGATAAGAATGGATAACTGCAAAGAATTATTCGGTTATCATTCTCATGAAACGGTAGAGTACCTTGCAATGGTTGGAGATACTTCCGATGATATACCAGGGTTCCCGGGTATAGGACCAGTAAAGGCAAGGAAAATCCTTGATGAGGGTAGAATTGAGAAGTTTATTGCCCAGAGTAAGAATAAAGAATATCTTCAAATATGGAAAAGGAATGAACAGTTAATCGACCTTTTCTGGTTTGTAAGACATAACCCTTTGAAGGAATTGCCCTTAAAAACAAAAAAGGAGTTTAAATATGAGAAATTCAAGAAAGTATGTATCGAATACTCTTTAGCATCTTTCTTGACAAATGAATTTATAAAACCATTTAAAGCATTACACCATGACTAAAAGAATAATGTTTGTAGGTCCCTCTGGGATAGGTAAAACCACTTTAGCACAATACGTGGCTAAATCACAAAACATACCTTTTGTATCAGGTAGTATGTCGGATTTATTACCGGCTATGAAAGATTTATCTCATAATGAGGTATTATCACTCGGTTCTCAGGCAATGCAAACGGCAGATTATCAACTCCTTAGTTTAAGAAACAGACTCTTTAGAGGTAAAGAGGAATTTGTTACAGATAGGAGTTATGCTGACCTGGCTGCATATTTTTGGTATAAACAATCTAGAACTATTCCGGAATGCGAATTAGAACACTTTATAGGTTGTTGTAAAGCATCAATGGAAGACCAATGTGATTTAGCAATCTTCCTTCCTCTAAACCTTTGTAATTATTCTGATTGGGCAATGGAAGATAATAAGAAGAGAATTACGAATAGATTCTTTCAGATTCAGATATCATCGTTGATGGGAGAACTTCTTGCAGATTGGGAAATACCCACTATTTGTATATCTGAGCTCGATTTAGGTATGAGAACGGAACAAATCAATTACCATTTAGATAGGATATGGGGAAAGAAGTAATAGCAATAGCCTTTTCAGATTTGCATATTAATCTCTGGGCTAAGTTCAATGAGAATAATCACAGGACCCTGAATAGTTTCAGGGTTTTGTCGATTATACAAAAACAATGTAGGAAGTATAATTGCCCAGCTTTATTCTGTGGGGACTTATTTCATAAGCCTGAGAATATGGACCAAGAACTTGATGAGATATGCTATAAAGAATTTAATAAGTACAATGATTATGACCCTCTATGGGTATACGCTATTTCAGGGAATCATGACATCAAGAAGGTAAGTAAAGCTGGTACACCTCCCTATAGCTGGCTTTATAGAGTAGAAAGGTATGGGATTTATATATTAGATTATGGGTCTGCTATCTTATCTTCTAATCATAAGGATATAAAAGTATATGGTGTACCTTATATTGATAATAATGTCGGTCTAAGTGAATATTTAAAGAATATTGAATTAGATAAGAGTCTTAAGAATATACTTTTACTACACACGGATTATCCAGGAGCAAAGGACACCGATGGTAGGGAAATAGATTCTGTAGAGAATCTTAATGTTAACCTTCTCAATAAGTTCGATTTAGTATTATGTGGACATATTCATAAACCTCAAAGACTTTCGAAAAAGGTCTATATGATTGGAGCTCCTAATCATCAAAGAAGAACCGATAGAGATTGCGAATTGGGCTATTGGAAAATATATGAGGACCTATCAATGAAGTTCATCCCTTTAAGGGAATTCCCGAAATTCATTGATGTAGAATCTGAGGAAGATATTAAAGATGATGGCAATTATTATACTGTGATTCCCAAGAAAACTAGTACTCCCGTTAATAACAAACATAAGATTACTAAGCAACTTTCTAAGAAGTCACTAGCAAAGAGGTACTTAAAAGAGAAAGGTATCAATGATAAGGTTAAATCGAACCTATTAATAGAAACACTTAAAAAGGTAGAGTCATGCTAAGTTTTATGAATATGGATGTAGTGGGTTTTTGTTCAATAGAAACCCTGCATCTACAACTAAATCCAACTTGTACCATCCTTATCAAGGCACCAAATGGGAAAGGGAAATCAACTATTCTATCGGCATTAGTATGGGCAATATATGGGAAAAATCTAAAGGGTGTATCTGATGTAAATACCTGGAAGGAAGTAAGACCCAAAGATTACAAGGGGACTATGGTCCAGGTATTCTTCCAAAAAGACACCCATACTTATAAGATTGTCCGATGTCAAAAATATGAAGAAGTACTTGAGGATGGTGCAAAGGGCAAAGACCGATTAGTATTCATCAAAGATGGTGATATAATTGACATCAAAGGTAAGGGTAAGATACAAGATGCCATAAACCGAGAGATAGGTTTATCATATACTCTGTTTATGAATTCTATAATGTTTGGTCAGGGCATCAAACGATTAATACAAGAATCTAATTCTGATAAGAAAAAGATATTCGAAGAAGTATTTGATTTAGAATTCTTAAACCTTGCCAAAGGCATTGCATTACAAGATAAAAACAATATAGTGGCCCAGATAAATGAGGTAGAGCATCAATCTCAATTATTAAAGAAAGAACTAGAGGCAAACAGGGAGGCTTACTTCGACTTAAGAGATAGAGAGAAGTCCTTTAAGAAGAAAAACAGAGAAGAAAGGAAATCATTGAAGCAAGATAGAGAGAAGCTAACTGAGTTACTGATACAAAAACAAAAACAGATTAAAGATGAGGTAGATGCTTCTATAAAGATTAAGATTAAAAATCAGAACAAATTAATCTCTGATATCAGGGGTAAATTGAATAATGCTAAGAAGATATCCAATGTATCTCTCAAAGAGGTCATTAGGGAATTAGTAATACAGTTAGAAGGAGGTAACTACAAACGTGCATTACGAGATGCTAAATCAATATATAATGCGTTCTCTGATATTGAAAAATATGAGAAGAAATACTCAAAAGCCCAAGATAGGTTGGAAGAATTAGAGAACGTGGATGAACGATATAAGAAATTGAAATCTGATTGTGATGATATTGCTGATGACCTTGCTTCTATTGACGAAGATTTGACCAAGCTCAAACAGGAAAAGCTTAAGGTCATGTCTCCCAAGTATAAACAGAAGCTTAAAGAGATTAGGAAAAATTTACGGAAAGTTGATGAGGATTTTCACAATAAAGAATTAGAGTTAGAGAATTATAATTGGTTAATTAATGACCCTCTTGGTAATAATGGGATTAAGGCCTATCTCTTCGATTCATCTCTTGAATTCCTTAATAGAACTCTGGACAAGTATTCAGAGGTACTTGGGTTTAGAATAGAGTTCAATATAGACCTGGGAACTGCAAGAAAAGATTTTGTTACTCTAATAGAAAGGGATGGGATGATTATGGATTATGATGAACTTTCGGGAGGTGAAAAACAATTATGTAATGTAGCAATGGCTTTTGCCATGAATGAATCTCTCACAGCATCTAAAGGTATTAATATTGCATTCCTTGATGAGGTATTCGAATCTTTAAGTTCAGATAATGTAGAAGTAGTTACATCATTGATACGTCACATATTCAAAGAGAAAACTTTATTCTTGATAACCCACTTGGATTCACTTCCTCTCGGTAATACCAAAATCCTGCAAGTGGAAAAGACCCAAGGCCTGAGTAAGTACCAATTACTATAATGGTATATAAAATACAATACACCATTATATCATGAACTCTAAGAATAAAGGAAATCGATTCGAAAGAAAGATAGGGGCTTGGTTTACGAAATGGACCGGGTACAAATTTGAAAGAAACAGAGCCGGGAGTGGAGCTTGGCATTCAAACAAGGACTCCACTTCTGATTTAACCTGTACTGATGAAAGGCATGCTCATAGATGTAAGATATCTATTGAATGCAAGAATTATAAAGAGATTAAATTTGAACATCTACTCTTAGGTAATAAGGGATGCGATATATTGAAATTTTGGGAACAAGCTTCTAAGGATGCAAAAAGAGCAAATAAAGTTCCCATACTCTGTATGAGATATAATTCAATGCCCTCAGAAGAATTTTTCTTTGTAGTTGGAAAGGGTCTATCTTCCGTATTCTATAAACCACTATTCGATAAAGCCAATATTATGGTAATCGATGTACCAAAGATAGATGAGATTCTTTATGTATTCATGGCTAGTGATATACTGAAGAATGTAAACTATAAGTTAGTACATAAACAAGTTAAGTTAATTCTTAAAAATCGGTAACTCATGAAGAAGCATACCCCATACTCATATTGTATATTTTACCTTGAAAGGAAGTACTGTGATAAAATTAATAAAGAACTTAAAGAAAAGGGGTATGACCAAATCAAGGCAATTATTCCTATGGTAAACGTATTAAGAAAAACCACAAAGGGTAAGATGATATTTGAAGAAGTACCAGTATTATTCAATTATGGTTTTATGAGAATGCCAACTAAATTAGCATTCTCAAGGCCTTTTCTTAATAAGTTACGTAGGAATATATCTGGTATCAGAACTTGGTTACGTAATACTGAGACAATGCACCCAAGAAAGAAAAAGGTAAGAATTGACAATGCTGAAGACTTTGATGATTTTTCTTTAGTGGCTACTTGTAGTAGAAAAGAAGTAAGGCGATTTAAACGTATTGCTAGAGAGAACAAGAAGTTTTCGGTAGATGATTTAGTCAATGTAAAACCGGGAGATTACTTAGTATTACGAGGTTATCCCTATGAGGGAGTAGATGCTACAGTATTAGAGGTTGACCATCTTTGTAAAAGAGTAAAAGTCCTTATATACCCAGAAATGGGAAGGATGGAAGTATGGTTACCATTTGACAACGTTATCTATAGTGTATATTTAAACCATGACCCAGATAAGCTTTATGCTAATTCTGGTGAATATGACCCCAATCAGATAACCAATGAAGCAATTGATAGTATAATGAGATATAGAAGAATTTAATGTTATGAACGAAGCTCAACAAAAAGCCTGGAGTTGTTTAATTGATAAAGAACAACAGTCATTATTCCTTCAATTATCCGAAAGTAAATCTTCATGGGAAGCTGGTGAAATTTTAAAGTTATCTCATTACAAGTATCTTGAAATCCGAGAACGGTCAGAAAAATTCTTTAGGCTATTCTCGGATTTTTTTGAGAAACACACTTCTATCTTTCGACCAGATTGTCCCTGTGAGAGAAACTTCCAAGATTATATGGAGGGATGTTTAGAGAAACGATTAAAAAGAAAAGAAGCAAGCTTATTCACAGGAGACTCAGCTCAATTACTCCCAAAGGTAAACTCTAAAAATATAGAGAGAAACATGAAGAGGTTAAAGGAGTCTGATGATGAATGGGACATAGACACTCTAAGATTAATTCTTGAATTTGATAGGTGGAATAACTTTAGAATACTTCCAAGGATGCTACAACAGCCATCTGCATTTAAAAGGCGGTCGAATAAGAAGGATAAGATATATATCAAGTATCTTCTTAATAGAGTACCGGATTGGATGCACAATAAACTCAAGGAAAGGTTTAGGTATAAAGTAAAACCAGGAAAGAAAAAGTATTGGGTAGCTTTAATATCTGAGGACCTATATACCGATGGTTATCTATTGTTACCAGTAAGACCTTTGGATGAAGTAGTAGATGAATTTAGTAGATTCTACATGTATGTATTTAAAACTAAAGATGATGCTGATACCTTTGGTTTTATGGTATCTAAGTTCATGATTAAAACCGAATCTGTTAAGCTTGGACAAAAATTCTGGCCAGAGTACCGTTGCTGTGTGGAAAGAGCAGTAAACTATAATCAAGTGAACAACATAGAATTCAATATTAAGAAATTGGATATGGCTTATAACACACATATCAAGAGAAAGCCTAAAAAACCTAAATCCACTGCTGCGAACCGAGCAAAAACCTCGGATTTTTATAAAAATAAATAGAGAAATAAGATAAGATTAAATTATTTATTCTTATATTTGCAAAGAAAATAAATGAATACTTTAAAATATTAATGATATGGCAAAAAAGA